AAGGTCACGGCTCCGGCTTGGGCTGAATACAATAAGGTCACGGATACGGCTTTGGCTGAATACAATAAGGTCACGGCTCCGGCTTGGATAAAATTATTTTCAGTAAAAGAAAATCGAGTTAAAAGATTACAGTAATACTTATTAAAATTAGCGGGTAGCGGAGACCTCCTTCTCTGCGGGACGATAATAACCCTATATACCCGCTGATTTTAATGAACTGTTACTAATTGAGGTTGAAATGGAAAAAGAATTAAAATTTCGTGCATGGGATACAGATAAGGGTGAGTGGGTTTATTTGCCGGAAACGGGTTATATAGAACTAATGCAGGACGATCAAATCGAATTTGACTACGATAAAGAAAGGATTAAAATATCCCAATTCATCGGACTTAAAGACAAGAATGACAAAGAAATTTATGGGGAAGATATAGCCAAAACCATATTTACAACTTTTGAAGTTGTAAATAATGGTTACGAGTTTTATCTAAAAGACACGAAGAGTTACGAAGGCAAAAGTAATTTTATAAAACGTTTTCACATTGACGAAGATGATTATTTGACTGCAAGAAGAACCGCACACGGTATAACAGTTGAAAGATTTTGGCGTAAAGATTTTAGGGCAGATAAACCATTAGACTTTATTCTATTTCATAACGACGGTAGAGTGTTAAAAAACGGGAATGTTTTATTAACCAAACAAATAGAGGTAGGGAATGAATGATCTTGCGTTTGATGAGTCAAGGCATATTTACAAACTTGACGGAATTATTATCCCTTCGGTTACTCAAATACTAAATGAGGGTGGGCTTGTTAATCTTGATTGGATAGATGCAGACTTATTAGCGGATAAAGCAGACTTAGGACAAAAAGTACATAGCACTACAGAGCTATATGATACGCAAGATTTAGATTTTAATAAGCTTCACCCGACATTAAAAAATTATCTTGACGGCTGGATTAAATTTAGGAAAGATTATGATTTTATCCCTGCTGAAATTGAAATGCAATTGTTCCACCCGGTTTATAGATATGCCGGACGTATTGACCGTGTCGGATTTGCCAAAGAGGATTTAACTATTGTTGATATAAAATCCGGTACAAAACAGAAAGTACACGCCTTACAGACAGCCGGATATAAATGTATGTACGATGTAGGTAAGAAGAAAACGGAACAAATTAAACGCCGTCTATGCGTATATCTTAATCAGGACGGCTACAAAGTTGAGGAATATAAAAACACACAGGATATAAATGTTTTTCTAAGTGCATTAACAATAACTAATTATAAGAGAGGTCTAAAATGAGCGATAATATTTCTGTAACAATCAATACGGATGAACAACAGAAAAAAACAACAGACGTTCCGGCAATTTGCCAAAAAGCGGAAATCATAATCTCTAACCAGTCGGAATATGAAAACGCATCGGTTGTGTTAAAAGAAATCAAATCCCGTTATAAAGAACTTGATACACAGCGGAAAGAAATTACTACTCCTTTGGATACGGCAAAAAAACAGGTAATGGAATTATTTCGCAAGCCATTAGAAATGCTCGATAAGGCAGAGTCGCTAATTAAAAATAAGATGATTGGCTATACTACAGAGCAGGAACGAAAGGCGGAAGAAGAAAGACGACGATTACAAAGATTGGCGGACGAAGAAGCTGCAAGACAAAAGAAAATACTTGATGAAAAAATTGCACGTGCGAAAGCATCGGGGAAAGAAGAAAAAGCGGGAATGTTAGAAGAACGAAAAGAAAACGTAGTCCCTGTTTTTGTCCCCACAATTGCACCATCAATCGAAAAACCATCCGGCGTATCTTATCGTGACAAATGGTATGCGGTAGTAGTTAATCCCGACTTAATACCACGTGAGTATTTAATCCCGAATATGGACGCACTTAATAAAATTGCAACCGGTACAAAAGGTTCATTAAAAATTCCCGGCGTAGAATTTAAATCAGAAAAAATCTTATCCTCAAGGAGTGCATAATCATGGAAGAAGTTCAAGAAACAAAAGAGTTAGTTACTTATTCGCCACAAAGTTTAATCTCACAAGCATTGGCTCAAAACCTGCCAATTGAAACGCTTGAAAGATTAATGGATTTGGCTGAACGATGGGACGAGAAACAGGCTAAATCGGCTTATCTAAAAGCTATGAGCGAATTTCAAAGTATCGTCCCCATACTAACCAAAAAGAAAAAGGTTGCTTTTAATACTACAAAATATAGTTATACGCCAATATCTGACATTGTTAATGGCATTAAAGATGCAGAAGCTAAAACAGGATTATCACACCGATGGGAACTACAAGAATTAGAAGATAATATTATATGCACATGTATTATTTCCCATATCGGCGGTCATTCTGAAAAAAACACAATGTCTGCTAAGAGAGATCCGTCCGGTAATAAAAACGAAATTCAAAGTCGTGGAAGTGCTGTAACATATTTGCAACGCTATACCCTGATTGGTGCATTGGGATTAAGTACGGCAGACGAAGATAATGACGGCAAGACTACAGCGACAGTTACAAAAGAAACTATCACCGCACCGCAAAAGAAAACAGTAGAACCGCAATATGACGTTGAAATTCTTAAGAAGATTGAAAACGCCAAAACGATTCCTGAATTAGAAAAGCTTTATGTAGGTCTTACTGAATTAGAAAAACCCGTTTATTTGGGGAAACTTAGTGACAAGAAGAAATTATTGAAGAAGGCAAAATAACATGGCAAACAAAACATTCTTAGGTCCTGGTAAAGAGTTCTGACAGTACGGAGATATAAACGTAACAATCGATCTTAGCAAGGTTACAAAGGAAATGATTACACTTTATGAAGGCAAGAAATATCTTAGGGTGGTAGTTTCCAAGAAAAGAGAGACTGATAAATACGGCAAGACACACTCTGTTACTTTGAATGACTGGAAACCCGGAGAGAAGAAAGAAAAGCCCGTTAATACAGATGATAATGACGATCTACCATTTTAATTATGAAAACTGAATTAGCTTTTAAGATAAACGAGCAAGGCAAAATCCCTAAAGATGCAATCGGTGTTATGCAGGACTTTTTTACCAAACGAGCCAAGAGGTATATTAAGATTACGCTTGAGGATAAAAAGAAGCTTAAATCACACGAGCAACTTGGCTATTGGTTTGCCGTAGTAGTCACTATTTTTTCTAACCATACCGGATACACACAAGAAGAAATTCACGAAATATTAAAAGTGCGTGCTGGGTACATAGAAGAAAAAGAAATAGAAGGGAAAAAGATTACGGTTATTAAATCCTTCGCCAATGCTTCCGTAATGGATATTATGGCGATTATGGGAAAAACTTTTGAATGGGCTGAATACTTAGGTATAAATTTACCTTTACCAGACCCAAATTGGCGAGATAACTTAGAGCGAGAAAGAAATAATTAAAGGAGATTGGGATGAGTATTAAAACAGAGTATAAAGGTATTGAAATTGAGTACAAAGAATATAATGATAAATGGTGGTATGACGGTGCACCGAATGATTACACTACATTAACTCTTTGTAAACAATCAATAGACAGATTTGTTAAAAAAGATTTCGAGCAATTCGACATTTATTTTGCTAAAAATCGGATTAATGTTGAGGTGCCGGAATTAGTCACAGTAACTTCCTTTTATGGCGACAATGAGGTTTTTATAAAACAGAAGAATGGGAAAAAATCCAAAGAAAATATTAATAGTTTGTATTTAATCAACACCACAAACGCTTCAATCATAAAGGAATTAACAAAGTCGAAAGAAGATTATCAGGAATATCGAGAACAAAGAGATAAAATCGAAATAGAACTTTTTAATAAACTTATTCCATATAAAAATAAAGAATAATTAATCGCCGGACACTGGACTGCATCTCACCCCTAAGAATACTTATTCTTAGCAAGTGTCCCGGCAAAATATTAAGAAAGGATTAAAATGTTAGCGCAAGCTTATTCGGACGGATTGTTGAGACTATTTGACAATAAAGGTAACGTATTGTGTGACATAGATTGTGTGCCAGCATTAAAACAAGTTAAGCATTGGGATTGGGGTAATGATGGAGAAAACGAACCGCAACCACCCGAACCCTATAATCCTAATCAGTTGATTTTATTTTCGTTTGATGAAACAATCGATAAACTTATACAAGAACCTCAAAAGGTAGAAGCATGACACCCGATTTAGAAGATAGAATAATAAGCTATATACTCACTTACTCGGATGATAACAGGCAGATAGGTAGTCTGGAATTATATAACAGATTTGGGATAGGCACATTAAAAGGTTTTCAAAGAAGAGTAGCTAATATAATTAAAGAATTTCAGGATGAAGAATTTGAAAAGGCAGATAAAAAAGAACCTTTTATTTTAATCCTTTCAACCAACGAAGGATATTATATACCTAAATCTTATGACGGCGCATTAGCGGGATTACTCTTTTATCAGGGCAGGATAATGAAAGAACTCGCACGCAGAAAGCAATTAAAGAACCTAATTAAGAAAGCGTATTTAATTAATCCCGATTCTAAAATTGATAAACAACAAATGAGTATGGAATTATAAGTGGAATATAAAGAGTTTTTGGATTCTAAAAAGAGAAAAGTTCAGGCAGTAGGTAAAATTATAGCTGCTGAACAAATACATAAAATACTTTTTGATTTTCAAAAGGATACAGTTATATGGGGTGTTAAAATGGGTAGATGTGCAGTTTTCTTAGATACTGGGCTTGGAAAAACTTTCGTGCAATTGGAATGGGCAAGACTAATCGGTAAAACTATTTTAATTTTTGCTCCATTGTCGGTAAGTCGCCAAACTATCAGGGAGGGTAAAAAGATAAATGTTGCTGTAAAATATATTAGAGATAAGGCAGAATTAGACGAAGGAATATTCATAACTAACTATGAAAATATTGATAAATTCGAGGGCGCAATAATAGACGCAATTGTACTTGATGAATCCAGTATATTAAAATCAATTGACGGAAATACACGAAGGAAACTAATTAAATATTTCAAAGATATTCCTTATAAACTTTGCTGTACAGCTACACCTGCCCCTAACGATTATACAAAGATTTATGAACTTAAATATTTATTTCGCTATGGTATTGAAATTGAATAAAGAATTTTTTACTTTTACGAAGCGAAACTTTTTAACGGACAATTTTCCAATGATTAAACAGAAAACAAGACCCCCAAACGTACAGAACACTTCGAGAGAATTGTCCAAAGGTTTCGCAACCCATTGTACGTGCGGGGGTATTTTATTTTTAAGGGATATATGAGCAAAGAACAAGATTATTTATATACAAAAATTCGTGAAATAATACCCCCGAAATTCACGCATTATAAAAATAATTTAAGACCCGATATTCTAAGAAATCCCAAGACAGATAAAAATCTTGAAATTGACATATTCCTTACTGGTTTTAATGTCGGGATAGAATATCAAGGCGGAGTTCACTTCAACTATATTGAACGATTTAGAAACGATGTAGATTCAATACGTGAGAGAGATACATTAAAATCCGATTTGGCATTACAAAACAGACTTTCGATAGTTGAGATTTTCTCCGTTGATTTAGATAATAATTTCTTTGACAATTTTATTAAAAGAATCCAGAATACTTCAGACTTTTATTTTCTGCAAAACAAACTATCTCATGTTAAAAGATTACAGATTTTGAAAATTGCAATATTGCATCATGCGGGGATAAAGTTTGGACATGTACCCCTTATTGATTTTAAACAAGATATGGGTTTTATGAAAGAGTTGTTGGAATCAAAATATCAAGCAAAAGAAAAATCTTATGGTTTCGCCAAAAAGAAACTTGCTATAAAATATAAAACCTTTTTGAACGAGGATTTACTAAATAATTATATTAATAAACACATAAGGATGTCCACAATTGCCGGGACTTCCGATTTTATAATAGGTTTATTATGAATCTTAAAAACTATACTTCATCGGTTCCAATAATAAATTCGATTGCAAACATTGAAAACTATTTAATCGCTGTAGGCGCAACTGCAATTTCAAAGACCTATGATAATGGTATGCCGACCGGAGTAATATTTCAAATCCCCTCAAACGGTAATTTCTTAACTTTTAGTTTACCATGTAAAGCCGATAAGGTATTTGATTATTTTATGAAAGAGAAGGAAAAACATAAATCAAATCGAACTACAAAATTAACTCCATCTATGAAAGAAAATATTAGGGCACAGGCCAACCGTACATCGTGGAAACTGTTAAGTGATTGGATTGAAATTCAGGTATCACTTATTAAACTCGAACAAGTTGAAACAGTTGAGATATTTCTTCCATACTTATGGGACGGCAAGCAAACTCTTTTTGAAAAAGCAAAGGCGAATGAATATAGGTTTTTAACAGAACATAATTCCAATCCCCAATCATAACATATAAAGGAGTGAGAGATGCAAAGACATATTGCCCGACAAATCGCTGAAAAAATTACTAACGAACAACTACAAGAAATGTTCAATAAGGCAAAACGAAAAATAGTCGATTGGACTAAAGTGAGTAGTGTTAATCCGTCTTTAACTAAGGGCGCAGCATGGAATATTCTTGCGGAGAACTTTGATGTTAATAAAAAACATCACATACTCGCAAAGACAAATATGATTAGGGAATTTGGAGATTTTATGCCGAATGAATTAAAACCACAAAAGAAAGTTAAGCCCGATATTACACCTATTCACCAAGTACCAAAATTTATGCAATAATAATTCCCAACCACAAGGAGAAAGAGAATGGCTAAGAAGAAACTCAAATCCTTTCATATAACATCTACGGTAAAAAATAGATGTGAATTGAATTTCTTTACTAAAGGCAAAAATAATAAATCTGCATTGAAACGATTGGTAACTATATCGAGTGACTTTAATTTTATAAAAGATGAACCAAAAATTACAACTAAGATAAAACAATTATAAACACAGGAGGATAAGAGAATGAGCCACTATTGGAATTGGGGTTCTCAAGAAGCTTTTGAAGAGGGCAAAAGAGACGGAAAATGTTATCGCGAAAATAGTTTTGATTATGACAGATATTCAGATCGAGAGCATGATAAAGCTTATTATGACGGCATAGAAGAATCTAAAAGAGAACGTTATCGAGAGGAAGAACGGGAACAAGAAAGACGATATGAAGAACATCAACAACGTTTGGCTTATGAACGTAGACAGCAAGAAGAATATGAAGAACAAGCATATTATGAGAGCTTAGAAGAACAGAGACAGCAAGAAGCTGACTACTGGAAAGAAGTTGATCGAGAGACAAATCTTTCAGAATTTTTTAATGAAGATGTCTCTACAAACATACACGATTGTAGACCCTAAATAACTAACTCATACAGGATACACAATGGCTAATACTTATTTGAAAGATGAAACAGAGGGGTAGATTATTCCTTAACTGGATATTGATTATTAACAGGAAATTAGTTACGTTTGGTTAGCTACAAATTCTTATTTATGAATAATTTTAACAAAACATATTGCCCCAAAAGATACGTAAATCCTACCCTCATAAGTAAGATTTGTAGCCACGTATTTTGCGGGGCACTTCTTTTTAAGGCAATCCATGTCTGAATTTATACACGTTCGCAATCTCGAAAAATATCACCCCGGATATAAAGACCGCACTTTAGTATGGGCTAAAATATATTTTAATATGGCGCAGGGCGATCCTGATTGTGAAATGATTGAGGACGAAACAGACTGGGGAAGGCTAATAAAATTCATTCTTTTGGAACTACAAGCAAGAAAACCTATACCACTAAACGAACAATATTTGATAAAAAAAGGATTTAACCTTGAAAAACGTCCTATCACATTGACATTAAAGATGTTACATAACTTTATAGACGTTGTTACGGAAGATTCAGAATTGCGTGTGTTAGAGAAGATAAGAGAAGAAGAAGAAAAGAGAAGAGAAGACGATAAAAAACCGGAAGTTGATGAATACGAAAATATTAAAATACTTTGGAATGAGTTTGCAGAGAATAATAAGCTGAGCACTATAATGAAATTAAGTCCTAAGAGGTATGCAGGTGTTAAATCAAGATTAAAAGAACCTGAATTTAATATTGAACAAATTTTTAAGGAAATTTATTATAGTGATTTTTTGCATGGTATTAACGATCATAAATGGAAAGTAGATTTCGATTTTATTTTTCTTTCTCCTAATAATTACCTAAAAATTTTAGAGGGAAAATATAGAAATAATGGTAATGGCAAACATACTACAGAGCCAAACAAACAAAGTTTTGAACCCACATCGGATGTAATGAAAGATTTATTAAATGGAACGCTCGGTACAAAATGAAATAGAACTTGCGGTAATCGGACATTTTTTAATGTCTGTTTATGAGTTTGAAAAAAACATCAAACTTGATGCTCTTTGTGAGGTCAGTGAAGATTTATTTCTAAGCGAAAGCAATAAGGAGATTATACGAGGTATTTCAAAACTTCTTATATCCGGCGAAGATTGTAACCAATTAAACCTTTATTCGATTGGTATTAAAAGCATTTTAGAATTTGACACTACAAAATATCTTAATTCTAACATTAAAAACCTGCCTCAATATGTAATGTCATTAAAATATGAGAAATATAAACGTGACTTAGTGAAAACCGTAAGTGATAATTTATTGTTATTCAAAAAAGGAGCGTACTACAGTGATTTAGAAGATGTTAAAAATGGTTTAATTGCCGATCTAAGTAATTTGACTATATATGAAAAATCGAAGTTTGTTAATATTGGCATTGTTACAGAAGAAATTAAAAGCCAGCTAAATGGGGAAAATAAAATTGAGGGATATTCCTGGGGGGTAGAAATAATCGACAAATGGACATCTGGTATAGTAATCCCAAGAATGTATGTTATAGGCGGGTTAAAGAAATCCGGCAAATCAAGATTTTTAATCCATGTTTTTAAGGAACTTTATAATCAGAACATTAAGAGTGCTTTTATATCAATGGAAATGCCGGAGCGGGATGTTGTCAAGTTACTTCATGCTTCGATGATAGGAATAAACGATTTGAAATTCCGTTCCGGTTCTTTTATGCCACGAGAAGAAAGGCAAATGTTTGAAGAAAACATTATTGATGAAAAACTCTTTGGAATCGAATGTAAGGGTGGGTTAAAAAAATCACAAATACTTAGTCGAATAAGGCGTTTAGCAAAAATGGGATTTAAGGTTATCGGAATTGATTATATACAACGTATTAAAATGGATTCAGCAAACAGAGCTAATGAACTCGAGGACATCTCTACCGCTATAGCCGATGCCTGTAGGACAAATAATGTTGCGGTAATACTTTTGTCCCAATTCAATGCAAGTGCCGAGAATCCGCACGAACCGCCAAATATGGGAAGTCTCAAAGGCAGCGGTGGAATAGGTGAAGCCCCGGACGTAATAATGCTTTTAGATAATCTTTATCGCAGGACAAAAAACGATACTGATAAAAATTTAATGGATATTTATTTTGAACAACGTTACGGCGATTCAGGAAAGATACAGATAATTACTGATTTAGGGTGTTGCTCTTTCAAAGACTTAGCGAAATTTGGAACATATCCTACGGGTAAAGAAAGCATAGCGGTAGTATCTAACCAAGAAAGGCAGGAAGAAATATTTTGATAGATTATTACGAATATATCAAAAGTCCCGAATGGAGAGATAATTAAAAACGAAATTCAAACCAACATTAAGGAAATAATATGAAACAGTATTACATAGCTAGAGATAAAGATGGAAGAACTTTTTTATTTTATAGAGAACCTATGTGGGGAAAGCGATCTGGAATATGGAAAATAGATCGTGGCAAATGTAACCTATTAGATTTTACATTTGGACTTAAGAAAGGCGAGTGCCGCAAAGTCAAGATAGTCCTAGAACCAAAAGGAGGGAAGTGAATTGAGTGAAGTAAAAAGTGCTTTTAGACAAACCGACGAACCCGAAGAAATTGCAGGAGAATATTTTGAATCTGTTTATAAAAAATATCGTGGTAATCCCGGAGTAGAAGTCCAAGATTTTGAGAACAAAAATGCAAGGGTCACCTTATTAAAAGTTGACAATAGGACAAAAGCATTTGTCATTGAGACGAGAACCGAATATAATAATATCGAATATGTTTATGGTTCGCTTGATCTTTAATTTTTAACAAACCAAGTTAAAGGAGATATGAAATGAATATAGACTTTTTACAAAACGAAATACTGCCAAAGCGAGCATTAGAAATAAAAGAAGGAAAAAATCTCTGTACGGCCAAACCAATTTATGTTGTACTTGATTTGGTAGAAAATATTTGTTCGGGACACTCTGATTATTCTCTTGAACCAAACGAACAAGGGAAAAAACCAGAGTTCGGTTTTATTGATAACGCACTGGATAGTGAAGATAGAAAATTTTCCGAAACAGACGAAGGTATGACAGACCCAGAAGAAGTAACAATATTTTATACCGACAGATTTGTTGCTTTCTTCTTAACAAGCGAAAGAGCACATAACTATTTAACATATCAAGGACACAATTTACACGATGCCTACGTTTATGTATTTGGTGCTGGCTACTCAAATTGGGAAATGGATAATTTATTTAGTGATGAAAATTAACAAGGAGGACTTATGATACCCATACCCCAAGAACTCAAAGGACAAGAAGTAAAAAGTTTTATCGATTTAATGTTACCACTTTTTAATAAACGCAGAAAAGAGTGTGTCTATGATGTTGCGTTCCTTGACGGCTCAATAGAAATATTAGATTTTTATTCACAACCGTTCTCACCATATATGATTACGGAATACTTTGAGGGTTTTGTGCAGACTCCCAATCATAATAAATTCGGGGATGATTTTTGTGATATAGAATTTAATTTTAATGAGGATACGTCTGAATATTTTATTTATATCTATGAAATAGAATTACATAGGCGAGTATTATTTTCTACATTCCAACCCTTAACGCTTGATATGCTTATCTCAAATCTATTGCAAGCGGGAATTAAATTATCTTTTAAATCATAGAGAGGTAAACATGGAAAAGGTTATTGAGTATTTAAAATTAAGGGTTAATGGACACGCATCAAAACACGTACTTACGCCAGACGAAGCCCAAACCATTATCGATTACTACGAGCAACATCAATGGAAGGTGGTTGAGAAAGACGGGAACCCGAAAGAATATGATTTATACTTTATTTCGTTCAAATATCCATCGGGCGAGATAGGATTTAGTATCTCTCATTATTTGGCAGGCAACAAATGGGGAGGTGATTCATGGGGGAGTTGTATTATCGCATGGCTTAAAATCCCCGAATTTAAGGAGAAGTAAAATGAACAATCTACAGCAATTAAAATATGACATAGAATCCCGGCTAAACGATTTTGAGGCCGATGTTTTAACTAAAGAAGAAACCATAGAATCTTTTGCAGAATATTTGGCGGGATTGATTGAGAGAGTAAAAGAGCAATTGAAACCGCAATGGACAAAAGACAAACCGGATTTTCCCTGTGTGTTCATTGCTAAAGTAAAACATAAAAATTGGATAAAATATATCACCTTCACTATTAAGTACGAGGATAATTTAGAGGGTGAGGGTCAATACTTAGCATTATTCAATGATTATGATAACGAAGAACCTTTGGATGAACTTTTTGCAGATGAATATTTTGTAATTGAGAAATTAGGAGAATGACATGACAGATCAAGAGAAATTAACTGAAATAATTACAGAAAATTCCACCGTAGGAAAGGTTTATTTAACCATAGGGATTAAAACAGAATTACCGGTAATAGTTGAGCAGATAATGGAGTACTACGCTTCACGAAAGGGATATAGTTTAGAAGAAATAAAAGAAAAAATTTATGAGGCGCTACCTTGTTCGTGTTTGAATGCTTACAAAGACAGGAATATGGTTGGTCCCCAATGTTCACAATGTAATTATGCAGAAGAAATATTGTGCCGATTTGAAATCAAAGACGCTTCACGAAAGGATGAGGGGGGTAAGTTGGTTGAATTATTGAAAACTACTAAAAGCCACATAAAACATACAAATAATTGGAATAGTATAAAAGAACAGTTAATTAAAGGATTTGAGAGGGGATAATGATTAAAACGGGAAATGATATTCTTTATAACCAATTGAAAAACAAAGTTGGCTTTTATCGTAGTCCTAAATTCGTTAGATGGTTTCATGAAAAATATCCCGGATATGAAATGCACCATTGTTTCGGTAGCGTATCTCAAAGCTTAAAGACTTCTGATTATTGCTGTGTCCCTGTTCCACCTAATCATGCGGAATCAAAAGCTGAAAAAGACAAATCAAACTTTGCAATAGAACATTTGCCGGACTTAATAAATGTTTTACAAAATTATATCATTCACTTGGAAAGTAAGAAATGAGCACAAAGGCAGATATTAATAAGGCATTCCGTTATTTAGAAAATTTCGATTATACCGTCCTTTCCTTTGGTGACAATAAGCCCGGACGTAGAGGACAAGCGGGCGGGGTAGATAATATAATCTTTAATAAAAAGTATCTGATATTTGTTGAAATTAAATCAAAGGATACTGGCGATAAGCTAAGCGATAAGCAGAAAGATACTGCCTTGAAACTTAGTAGCATTGCTGCCTTAAACCGGACGGTATATTATTTCCAGATAAAAACTGTCAGCGAAGCCATAGACCTAAGAAACAGAATTATTGCAAGGAAACTATAAACTATGAAACATCACCTATACAATAAAACTTCCAAATCCGTCTACAATTCCCATCTAGCCAAAATGTGGAAATCCGGTGTAATTGGATATACTTCTTTTTACTTGGCGGTGATAGCGAAATTGAGGGTTGAGGTATAGGCTAAAATTGTTCACAGACTTCCATATAGCCCTATTTGGCTATTGCAAATTAAATAAAATATAGTTACATTTATTGCATGAGTAGAGTAAAATTTGACGATTTAGATAAGGCTTCATTAAAATATAAAATCATTACTTCTTATGGGGACAAAGAGAAAAAACCACTATCCCGATTTGCAGATGAAATTAAAGTTACTAAGGCAGACCTTTCTAACTATTTTAAGGGTAATACTAAAGTCGGTACAAAGATTAAAAAGAAAATCAAACTTGCCCTGATAGAGAGAGGGTTTATACCAAAGCCTAAAGTAAGCCAATATATGAAATGCCCGACATGTAATCATAAAACATTATTAATTAAGAAAGGAACTTAAAATGATTTGTATTTATCATAACCGTGACTTTGACGGATTTTGTAGTGCCGCAATAGTAAAATTAGAACATCCCAATGCAACATTTATAGGTTGGGATTACGGGCAGCCATATCCTGAATTACCCGAAAACGAATCTGTTATTATGGTTGATATTTCTTTTGAAATGAAAGAAATGTTAGTAGTCGCAAAACATTCTAAATGGAATCTGACTTGGATTGACCATCATATAAGTGCAATTAAAGATTATGAAAAATTTATTGGCGAAGGTGAAAGTTTTTGTAAAGCCATTCTTGATTCTTCAATATCAGCTTGCGAAGCCACTTGGAAGTATTTTTTCAAAGACAAGCCACTTCCGGCAATCGTTGAATTATTAGGTGTATATGATACGTGGCGTAAAGATGATAAAGCTATTTGGGAACAGGGCGCATTACCATTGCAGACTGGACTTAGACAAATATGTAACGGATTAAATAACTTCCCAATGAAATATTTTGAACAACATTTTGATGAGTTGGAATGTGTGTACAAGGATTCAAATAGTTTGGATGAAATATTAAGGGACGGTAAAATCATTCTACAATATCAAAATATGCAGAATGAATCTCGCTGTAATAATTCAGCATTTGAAAGAGAATTTGAAGGATTAAAAGCTATTTGCTTAGTCGGTGTTATTGGCTCGCAATCTTTTCAAGTTGCATGGGACACGGGGAAATATGATATAATGATTGCGGCATCTTATACGAAAGACCGATGGACTGTTTCGCTATATACAGAGAAACCAGAAATTGATGTTTCCGTAATTTGCAAAAAATATGGCGGCGGTGGGCATAAAGGCGCAGCCGGATTTGTTACTCAAGATATTCATTCAATTTTACGGGTATAAACATATCAAGAAATCAAAGAAAGAGAGTGTATAATGATAGAGATAGGTAAAATTGAAGATGTGCGAGAAGAAATACAAAATTTTGCTATTGCGATGGAAAATGTTATGAGAAACAAGGATTGCAATATTAAACGGGCTGCTATGGATACAATTATTACATGGAATGAAATGGATAGGTTATTTGGTAGGCAACAATTTGGTCAATGTCATAACAAAATTATTTTGCCGGGCAAATTTTGTCTTAATGTAGCAGTTGCGGGTAGTATCGTAATGTTTGATAGATTAAATAAAGGCTAAACCATGATAGACTTCCACGATATATCAAATCCCTTCATGCACATATCAATTATGATTGCACTAGGACTAGGGATTTTAGCAGAGATAGGGATACTCATAGCCTTATTCTACGGGATGTTTAGAATTATCAGAGGGATTTTTATCAGGCATTCGCAGAAAGGACTTTTTAAATGACCGGAATAGGTTTTGACGGCAGACATTTAGCGTTGTTACTGGCACTATTCTTATTCCTTTGCCAACTAGTCAAATACTGGACTAAAAGGAGCAAGGAATTGCAGACAATTAAAAACAAACTTGGCGAAGAAACAATTTCATGGATTTTGGGAGAAATAAAATGAAAACTTTAGTGTACATTATCGGTATAATTTGCCTGATAGGTATTGTGTATCTCATTATCAACTTAATGAGTTTGAAAGTAAATGTGGATAAATCAAACACCGTTACTATGGATGCGGTATACGCAAAATAATAATTAACTTTTAATAATTATAAGAGGATAAGATGAAAAACAAAATTATATATTTCGGTGATACAAAATACGAAGTAACTAAAGAACAACACGACACTATCGAAGCATTTGCAGAAGCGGTAACAACTCTTAAAGTAGATAATATAGAGGTTTGCAACTTTAATAAATGGGAAAAGAAGGGTCAGCATAATGATTTTTTTCTGAGTCTTAATTATCGCATTAAGCCAACTAATCCTGAACAAAGTACAGAATTAAGCGTAGACCGAAGACTTGATGAGATAAACAGAGATGTTAAACGCTTATTTGAAGCACTTCGGAGTCATGATCGAACGCTAGAAAACCAAAATAAGGTAATAGCAAGAATACTTGAAATCCTTCCATCTGCACGTATTAAAGACGGAGAGTGAAATGAAAGTACTTTTGATAGCTATACTGTTTAGTACGATAGGTTTTGGGCAAATAAAGATAGACCACGTAACCATATTTGATAAAAAGATAGCAGAAGAATACTTTCTATATTGCTACACGCATCCCGATACTACTTGGTTTCAGCAACGCACTGAATCGGATAAGGAAAAGCAGGATGTACAGAAAAGAATAGATGAGGCTCTTAGAAATGCTAAGGATTATCTCGACTCACTAGTAACTGAATTTAATACTGGCGAGTCTTATCTTCGTGTAATAAGTTCTTATGAATATGATTTAAGTAAGAATAATGCAGGGGTAGTTTATAGGGATGATTATAAAGCAGGAACCACTTATTCTTATGTAGGGTATTTAACCAAACATTCACCTTCCGATACTGATTTTATTAAATGGTACGTTCACAATTACGATATTTATGTGTATAAATTTTATCATCCACGAAAATAATTTATTCGATAACAAATAAAGAAAGGTCTATAGACAAGGTAAATTTGGTTTAACTCTGTCTGGTAGGTATGATAAAAAGCCTACCAGATTTTTATCAACTACAGAAAGGGAAGAAGATGAATGAACAAGAATTTGATAACGATATACACCAAAACGCAATAAATAAAGGTTTTTGGGAACAAGATGAAATTATAGCTTTAATGGAACAATCTAATTTTACTAAAGCACAAATCGAATCTGTAAAGTCTGCATATAGAGCGCAAAAACTTATGTTGGTAGTATCTGAATTATCGGAAGCGATGGAAGCTGATAGACATAATAAAAGATGTACTGTAAGTATTGATGGTGTGATGGGATGGACGAAGGATGAGGATTTTATTAAATCATTTGTGAGAAACGTAAAAGACACCTTCGAGGACGAATGTTCGGATGCAGATATTAGAATAAAAGATTTAGCAAAACATGAGGGATTTGATATACATAAACATTCCAGAGCTAAACATAGATTTAATAAAACACGTCCTTATATGCACAATAAGAAATATTAAGCCCTCAAACGAGGGCTTTTTATTTGACTATAAAACCGCTTTTTTAACAAACTTAAAATAAACACCAATCAATAATACTATTACTACAATAATAATTACTAAAGTAATCGACTGTTTAATCCAAGTCCATGCGGATTGTAAAAATCCGGGATTATCCTTATAATGTTTTTCAGTGTCCTTTGTATTCGTGATTTTAGTGGTAGTGTCGTTATAACTTATCTGATCAGGCTGTATATTTACGCTTGATTGCCCTATAAAGGGTTTTACGGACACATGACCTATTACTTTGCCATGCTCATTATGTACGGCAATAACTAACTGTGACGTGTCCTTATGAGCTATTGCTGAATCAACTGCCGGGGACTCTGCAATCCAATCAGGGATAGGATCGTCAACAATTGTAGCCGGTTGTACGGTGTGCGGAGTCACTATTATGGTAGTATCAGAACTTGACTCTGTTTGGGTACTCACCAACTTGCTCGTACTACATGACGTAAGAAATAAAATAGGGATTAGAAATATTAAGTATTTCATGTTAAACTCTCCATTGTAAATTGTTCACCTTCTATATGTTTTGTAGGTAACAGTTCTAAATCTGCCGGTTCAATTGTTGCTAATCCTTGAATAGTAGCAATAATCGTTTCAGTATCCTCTGCCGGTTGAGTCTCATATAAAGCCTTTTCCGCCATACGTCTTTTAAGCAAACCATTAAGTATATTGCCTTTAACGTCTTTAGTAAATGATAAGAACTCATTCCCTACTTGGTCGTATTGCTTTGCTACGAGTAATTGATGAATCCTAGTCTCTGCGCCAGAATGCCATTTTAAGGAACCACGATTAAAGACGAAATCCACACAGGCAGCATACTGGTTCTCGTTTAGTTCCTGCCAGTTTGGTAACTGTTTCTTTAATACGTCCTCTGCTTCGCCTAAGTCAATTACTATTAGATTTTCAGCTTGCAATAAATTTATAATTGAATCGGGGCTAACAGTGAAATTCTTATCGGAGGTATGTCCCCACCCGATTGTCCATATTCCGGCACTATCTTGATATGCTTTCAATCTCAATGATTCAAAACCTTTAGTAAGTGCTTCACCTGCTTTGTTTATCATCTTTTATCCTTTACATATTGGATACTTTTATACATTGTTAATAGTTCAAACTTTTCTTCCCTAGAAAGTTCAATACCTTCGTCAACTTTTTTTCTAAAAGGGATAAGGAAATGATTATGCCAGTACACGCTAACCATGTAACGCCTATCCTCAACATACTGCAACATTTCCTCAACTGATAGTTCTTTTGGCATAGGCGCATCAGGGTTTTATTTCCGCATTCGGGTTAGCTAAAAGTTGTGTCTTGTCGGCAGCATCTTTAGCCATGATAGCATTTTTATCAGCGGAGCTTTTAGACGACCCATAAAAGTAGTCTATAACACTGCCAAACTTTGCAGCAAGCACACCAACTATTACCATTAAAACATCTTTATTGATAAGTGGCATTGCGAAAAATATTAATAAACATATTACACCAATAATACTCAAAACAATAACTATTCCGAGTAAATACATATATAATTCTTTACCTTTATCGCCCATGATTTTAACTCCTTTTATTTATGAATAAATAGTCCAGTATTTCCGAAAAGTGCTAAGTTACCTGTTAATAATTCTATCAAACATATAATTGCAATTATAACAAGTACTACGACAATGACTTTTCTAATCGGTTCTGGTACACCAATATAGCCAATTACCCAAAAGACCAAATAAAATATCAATGCCAAAACAACTATACTAAGCAATAATTCTAACATATCGTCACTCCTTACTTTTTAATTTATCTAACAATTCCCTGTACTCTAGTTTCAGTCCCTTTAATTTCAAATACATTTCCGTAGCCGTAATTCTACATTCGCTGTACTCGTGTATAATAGCTTTTCGTTTAGAATTATACTTCTTATACTGCTCTTTATCCTCTGAAGTTAAGTCACTCGGTTTCAGATTTACTCCATTTATAAATAAAATAAATTATTGGCAAATAGGAAACTAAAATCAAACCACTTATGAAATGGAGTAATGTAGTATTGGAAATTACTATATTACCCCAATTATCATATATCAAAGTAACGGTTCCCAATATTCCAAGAAGCCGTGTAAAAAAGAATATCCAGAACGCCCATTCTTTTCTATGATAGTAAACTGCTAACGCCCATAAAGGCACACCACCTGTAAGAATTTGGCAAGTAATGTAAATTAGAAACGCTAGTGAGCGATTTCCTAGATACATACCTGCCGTTCCAATTGCGTTTACTATTAAACTGTAAATCAGTACAGCGTATAATATTTTTAACTGGTCTTTCATGGATTTGTAACAGGCGGAGGTGGATTCTGGTTTCCCGGAGGTAAATCCAAAGCCTTCAACTGGTCTATTACTTTTTGATGTTCAGCTATAACATTTTCAGCCTCTTCTATTATCGCTGCTTTCAAAATAGCTATTTGCGCCAATAATGCCTGTAGTTTCTCGTTCATGGTCTTTCCTTTCGATTATGTTTTTTATTATTCTCACTTATTATTTCTTTCCAACGCCTAATTACATATTTAATCTCAAATACCCCTAAATAAAAAGCAACTATTATAAACGAAATAATAGCAACAAAAAATATAACAGCCGATGCCAATATGATTTTCACTACCCCCAACTCAATCCTCGTTTTTTAGCGCTACTGCTTTTTCCAAAATTTCTTCTTCGTATCTCATTTCTTCTATAAGCCTTCTTTTCTCTGCATCTTTAATGCTCTTATAGGACTTGCCATTACTAGGAAAGAAATGATTCAAGGCTTCGTCCGATGCCTTATTGTCTATCTGTAAAGATTTTATATCAGCCTTCATTAACTTCAATTCTGCAAGTATTTGTTTAAATATTGTTTTGATATCATTAAAAAAATGCGTTAACCCCCATTTACTCAAAAAGAATATAATCATAAAACAAGCTAATAATATAGGTAACCAAGCCCATGCCGGCATATCCTTAAGTATTTGTTCCATATTCATATTCTTTCTACTGTAAGTGTTTAATGTCTATAAAAATTTGCGATAACTGATAATATTGTTAATAAAATACCAATTGCTAATATTATATAGTGCATACTCTTGTCTATACCCCTTGAGCCACCTTGATGGCCGGATATAAATTCAAGTATTGGTTTTAATATAGCTTGCATTTTTGCATCATACACAGCCAAATCACTTTTCAATGCCATGTCTCTACGTTCTCTTTCAATTTGCGCTCGTAATTCATTAGCCTTTTCATCTTTATATGCCTGAATATCTCTCGCTAATTGGAGTGCCGCTAAATCCGCAGCTTCCTTAATTTGTACGGCTTTTTCTTTTTCTATTTGTACTTCTTTATAACGCCTATCTCTTTCATTTTGAAATTTTTCTTCCGCTACTCTTAATGCTTCATTATGAATAACGTAAGATTCAAGCGTCCAATTTTTATCAAGCATAATTCAAATCACCAAATTCTTTTAATGTATTACCTTCTTCCATCACGTTCTTTCTGCATTATTAGTGCCCTTTTTACCATAGGGGGGGCACGCTAAATTTTATAAAATATCTGCCAAATTATTCCACCTATCGCATAAGGGATAATATTTACCGAAAATGACCAGTAAATATTTATACTGAACTGATTGCATATTATTAAGCTAAGTGGCATTAAGTAAGAGTATGTTTGTACACTCTTACAGAAATGCCACCCGTCTAATAAGAAACTAAATGGTACTTTCAATAACCAGTTCTTTGTCTGCCAATTATTACTTAACCACCAACTTGATTTGAACCATGCGCCTGTGGGTTCAAATTTTATTTTATCCATCTGTGAATTAAATATAAAAGTTAAAATAAACGATATTGAAAGTATTGCAACCATTTAGTGTGAAGTATCCAAATTCTGCCAATAATTCTGTGTTTCATCTATTGTCAGGTTATGCGCTGTGCAATAGTCAAGTATTTCCTGCCATGTTGTACAGACAAAAAATTCACATGGTACACCATCCAACATATATGACTGCTGTACGCCATCACAATACATAAGATTATCTATTATATTCGTTACTACACTATAAAGAAGTCTATAACACATTTCGCCAGTAGTAGGCCCCTTTTTATAAGTTAGAGTTGTCAAATCCAGTATCATTTTTATTATTCCTTATATTAATTATTAAATACACTTACCGATTTACTCGGTAATGTTACTGTTCTTGCTGTTAAACTTGCACTTGTAGGTATTCCAATTCCCGAACCTGTTAATCTTGCAACTTTCCCACTTCCCGTCCATGTTGCATTTGCCAAGTCATTAAACCAACTATCAACACCTGAAGATGATAATGTGGCTATTGTATTACCAACATACACATAATTAACAGAATTTGACCAAGTGTGGGTCGTATATGTTAAGTTTACAATACCGGTATTGAGAGTGTTTAAATTCAGAGAAGTCAATCCCGTACAATTAGCTGTATTTACTGTTAAGGCTACAGTACCGGTATTGAGATTGTATAATTGCAGAGTAACCAACCCAGTACAATTAGCTGTATTCACCGTTAAGTTTACGGTACCAGTATTGAGAGAGGTTAAATTCAGAGAAGTCAGCCCCGTACAATTAGCTGTATTTACTGTTAAGGCTACAGTACCGGTATTGAGAATGTTTAAATTCAAATAAGTCAGCCCCGTACAATTAGCTGTATTTACCGTTAAGTTTACGGTACCAGTATTGAGAGTGTTTAAATTCAAATAAGTCAGCCCCGTACAATTAGCTGTATTTACCGTTAAGGCTACAGTACCGGTATTGAGAGAGGCTAAATTCAGAGAAGTCAGCCCCGTACAATTAGCTGTATTTACTGTTAAGGCTACAGTACCGGTATTGAGAGAGGCTAAATTCAGAGAAGTCAGATTTTTCAATCCTAAAGTATTAAATGTAATCCCAATCGGATTTGAAGTCATTGACCATTTTTTTATTAAAAGTGGCTTATCAATACTTACATAATGCACTATACCATAAGTATATGTATGAGAAATATTGTTATCTGATCCTGTTAAATTATATACTGTGTAAGTACTATCTCCCCATTGTACAGTTATTGTTCCGGTTCCCTGCATTACTATATTACCAGTAGTACCGGAACCGTTCAGCGCAAAATGGAAAGATGTACCATGCCGCCTTTCAAGCACCATCCATTTCTGAGATGATGTTTGCGGGAAAAGACTTGATGCTAATATTAGCCATAATAAAATCGTTTTCATTATGGATTAACCCCTATAAATGCAATTGTAATCGTTGAGGTTCGCACTCTGTTTGTTAGTGTACCAATCAGGAATTTAGCACCTCTTAATTCATTTGCTTCCCACTTTTTCGTAGTAAGCGCAGGAATAATTATCATTGCGTTATTAGATTCTAAGTTATCAGTCAACAAATCCCTTAATCCAACTTCGTACTGTGTCCAGCCACCTTTTGTAGTTGAATATCTTTGTATGATGACTGTATCGGCAGTAGCATTGGGATTCGAAAACTCAAAGTAATTTTTATCCCATAATGACCCGAAATCAAACTGAACTGTATCCCTATATAATTTTAATGAATCCCGATATATGTATTTCTTCGCATTAGTTAAAACTAAACTTCCACCTGCCAATAAGGTATCAAGTTTCTTGGATGTTAGTGTCTTATCACTGATAATTGATACAGGTAGCGGCGCATAGTATGACTTACCACTATTCAATGTGAAAATAGAATCACTTACATTGATTAAGTGATTAGTAGATTCCTGCCACCAATTAAGAGAATAAGTTTGAGCATTAACCACTCCGACCATAAAAAGTATTGCAAATAAAAATAGTATTTTCTTCATTGTTTGTTCCTTTATAGTTTCATTTCCGTAAGGTAATGGGTTTCATTAGCTCCACCCCAATTTTTATTTTCTTCAAGAATTACCGCACCTAAAGATTCATCAATATGCGTCATTGCGCCCGAATTAGAATGACTTACAATGTATTCATATCCTAATTCCTTCAATGCGTTACTCACTTCATATCTTAAAAGTTTGCCGATACCCTTATTCTGGTATTCCGGTAACACCCCTACTGATGAAATATATGCCACTTTTTTATCGATATGAGCATATTCTTGAGGATTCCAACATCCATCTAACCAGTCGCTATCTTTATCATTTAATGAATTGACATAAATAGCACCGATAACTTTATCATCATCCAGAGCAAGGAAAACAACACTATCCTTAGAACAACAATCACGAAAAACTTCTTCTTCGGTCATTGCAAGTTCACTAGGGAAACATCTATTCTCTACGTACATTATACCGTCTTTGAATAAACTCCATTGTTCAGGGTAAAAGCGTTTTATCATTCTATGAACCTCAATATTTCTTTATCTTCCAGTAATTTATCATCAGAGAATTTAATTCCTTTTTTTTCAGCTTCACGGATAGATTTAAGCAAGTCAAAAAATCCTTTAAGTTTGAAATATACCGGTTCGTCTTTAAGTGAATCGATATTTTTCTTTAACATTGCAAATGCTTCAAGAAGCGTATTGCCTGCACCTATTACTACACCTAAATCTTCTGCATCTTCGGAAGGGAAGTGATAAAGTCCGTCTATTAAGCAGCAATGTGAGAATTTTATCCATCGTTCACTTTCTTTAGGAACTTTAACAACGCTCCACCCTTCTTCACTACCCTCACCACAATAATAAGCCGATGCCGTTACTGCATATTGATATTCATATATAGGATCGATGTATACTCCATGAGCACCATACCAAATCACATAAGCTAAGTTGCTACAAGTTTCAAGTATCTGTTCCCCGGACATTCCGGGTAATCTAAAAGTAGGATCAATAAAGTAAGGCTTACCATTCACTCTAATTTCTGTAGCAAAGAAATTTCTATAGCCATATTTCTTAAATAATGGGATAAGTCTTTTATTTACTTCCTTTACTGCATCCGGCATATCAGATGCAGATTTCAAAGATGCTATATAAAGTTCATTTTTCTTCTCATAACCCATGAAATATTTTGAGGGATACTTATCATCTATTACCCATAGGTCGCCACCTGTTTCAAGTTCTGTAGGTATTTCGTCCTGTACTACAAAAGTTATTTCATCTTCAATACCACCGAATAAGACACTAAGATGCTTTAATTGTGCTTTACTATGCTCATGATCTATATGATGCCAAGTTTCCATCTCTCTACGGAAAACATCAACTTTTATATATTTATTCTTTACTGTCTTTAAGTGCTCAATAAGTGCGGGTAATCCTTTTATAATCTTATAAGGTGCACGGGCAAGCCCTAAATCGCCTAAAGTCTTAAGGAACAAACTTCTATAAATTTCATAATCAGTAGCATCACCGCTGCCCCACACGGGCTTCCCTATACTCCTCAAATAGCTCTGTATGGGCGCATATCCTATATCGGGGAAAATGAAAACATCTATCTTTTTAAGGATTTCAGGACGCATAAATTCATACCCTTCAATCTTCTCGATTTCAGGGAATCCCCATCCGGTAGCGTAATCGTTAGCACTTAAAAACTCTTTATCTGTGGGGGTACAGTAATAAACTTTTTTGAATGTCTGGCTAAGTTTTCTTGCAAGTGAAATGAAATATCCTGAATCTACTACACAAGCGGTTTTCTCTGAAAGTAAATGTTCTTTTAGTATATCCTTAGTTTTAGGGTACTTTTTAACATACTTATCCGCAAACTCCTTATCACTAAGGTAGTCATACTCTGGATACCGTTTTCTTTTTTCTTCTAAAAAATCCATTTAACTCTTTCTTACGATAGTAGCAAAGTGTTTTATGTTTGTCAATCTAACCTACCGGCTTTTATTCTTTGAGAACCGAGTCTGTTATTTAAAGTTCTTATCGGCTTTTTTTTGTCTGATATTTCTTCTCTCGCTCTGGCTCCGGTTCCACCGCTAACTACTGATAAAAAGACACCGGTTAAAATTTGCTCTATTTGCGGTGTACTCATACCTTTGGCTTTCATCTGGTCGTATACGTCTTTTATACCTTCGGCTGCCGGAATAGGTGTTTGCTGTGTTAAAAGGTATTCACCCCATGTATATTTATGTGCGCCTTTTTTAGGCTTATCGTTGAAAGGTGGTAAAACATTACCCATATAGTCGGTATGTGAAAACCAGTCTACCGCATTCCCCGCGAAAGGTGAAGCTTTCCCTCTGATATAATTTCCACCAAATTTAACCGCTGTTTCAAATCTTGATTTACCATATAATTTTTTTTGATCTTCAACAATTATCTCCGCCAAACGAGCTACGAATGTAATTGTTGAAAGCATACCACCCGATACATCAATAACTTTATTTCCGGCTTTGAACCTCAACCAGTCACTCTTTGTTGGGTCTGTAAAGTTTATTTTCTGGTTAGAACCCGCTAATGTCAAAATTGCCTGATTAGCAGCAAGTAACGCGGCCATTGTTGCGAGTCTTTCGCCGGAACTTTTAGCCGTAAGTTTTGCAGCTACTTTTTCAGAGGGTTTAGCGTTTTTCCATGTTGTAAATGTTTTTATAGCCTTTGCCGGTTCTATAATTAATCTTTGCCATCTTGACCATTCAAGTCTTGGGGCGAACATAGCTACATTAAGAATTTTCGGCGTAACAACTTTGCTTGTACCTGTAGAGGAGTTTACTTGCTCTGCAATTCTCTGGGCTGTTTCAGGGTCGGCTTTTTCTATTTCTGATAAGTGACTCCAAATTGATTTAGCTGTTTCAAGCCTATGAACTTTTAATATCTGGAATCCTTTATTACCTATCTCTCCGAACTTTCCGAATAGTTTACCAATTTCCATATAATCATCATATATACGAGTAGGATCAACTGCAAGGCCGGCACGTTTCCACATTATATAATCAGGGTCAGCTTGTAAATCTTCAATTGCCTTTTGGTAATTAGCTACATCACCGTAAGCGAATTTAAATTGTCTAATAAAGTTAGGAAAGTAGATATTCCATGCTGAGGGTTTAAATATATCCATCCCCGCGTGTGTAATCATTCCTACCGTACCATGACCAAATACTTTTAAGCCAAAGAAAATATTAGGCACTGATCTTATAAATCTTATTGTTTTAGGTGTATCCGCTGACCGTATCCATGCTTTAGCGTTTAATATGGCTCTTTGCCTTGCATATCTCGCTCTGTACATTTCGTCTGTAATTTCACGAAGTTGTTTTGGCTGTGCGATTGCATTTCTTACCTGATCGTGAGATAGTCCGGTTTCTTTTGAAAGTCCGTCCACCATATCATTAAAATCAGTCACGCCCTTATCGATATATCCTTCTTTTGCCCGGCCCCAGACTGCCTTTGCTTCGTTAGGAGTGAATTTATTTCCTTTTTTATCTGCAAAGTTAAAATCTTCAATCTTTCTTGCTAATTGGTCATTATGCCAATCGGTAAACTGTTTTTCCGCTTCTTTTTGTCTGCCTTCGCCAAGTGCTTTGTACCAGTCGGTTTCTTTTAATGCCTTAATACCGTCCTGAATAGCCTCTGCTACAACTCCGCCTGCTTCAATTGACTTTGCTACTGTTTCAACTCCTAAATCCCACGCTAACGTTGCGGGTGTAGCTGAATAGAATGCGCCAGGTCTATGAATCTTAGCGGTACGGATTTTATTAGCCAGTGCTTTTGAAGATGCTTTTATGCTTTTATCTCCGGCTCTTTTATTGGCTAAATTCTTTTCTAAATCTTCATTTTTACTGATAAGTTCCTGAATACGGTCATTTAATTTTTGTTCTTTATCCGTAAGTTCTTTAACAGTATTACTTAATTTCTTAGCCCTCTTTGACTGTCCGGGTGTAAATTCCTTGCCCGTCTGCGTTTCATAAGCCCTTCGTATTCCGCTGAAAGTTCCTGTATCAATATCAACTCCGCCTTGCTGAGCCTTTCCTATATTACTCCACATAGTCTGCATAGGTTTAACTTCATCCAAAAAGGCTTTTTCTTTCTTAGCAGCTTCTTTATATTGAGGACTATCAACACCGTATTTGTCCTCTGCTAAATTAGTTGTATGAGCCAATTCATCAGCGTGTGCATTTGCAATAGCCATTGTATCGGCAGAAATTTTCTTGTCTTTTTTGAAGTCGGAAATAATATCATCTGCACTAATACCTTGTTTTAGGTAACTATTACCTATATTTCTCATATCTTCTGCACTATAACCCTGCCCTATTTCAGAGGCTTTCATACCCGTAATATCGGCTCTTTGTTCTCTTATTCTTTGTGCTATACCGGATTCAGCGCCTTTAGTTTCCGCTTCTTTTGGCACTTTTGTGGAAGGTTCTATTTGTTTTTCGTCTAATTTAGCATCTTCCACTTTTGCAGGGGCGGCAGCTTTTTCGTCCTTAAATAAATCCGAAAAATCACTTTTTGTCTGTTTCCAAATATCCTGAAGATGAGGTTTAATATCCTCACCAAAGTCCTCAATCATCTTCTCTGACCATTTGGCGAAACTTCTTAGTCCTGATTCTACGTGATAGGCTCCTATAGTAGCGTAATCTTTTAAAAGAGTTGGGCCAATGCCTAATGGAGATATTCCTTGACCTTTGGTGATTATATTTTGCTGTGCTTTTTTATATGATTCATCAGAGATAATTCTATTGGGTTTCTCTACCTTAGATTTGTTTAAGTCTTCTAAATAATCGGCAAAAGCTTCTTTACCATAATCTTGTTCGGTAAATTCATAACCTTTATTTTTTAAGTAATCACGTAAAACTTGTCCCCATCCACCAACGCTAACTTGTTTCCCTTTGGTAACTTCTTTTCTCAAAGCATTGCGAAGTGGAGAATTATTTTTAACCCAATCATTGAATTCAATACCACCAATTCTTCTAAAATATTCAGGTGTGACAGATTCGTTACTACCCCTAAGCATAGTTTTGGATACTTCGTCTTTAACAAATGGTTTCTCAATCGGTTTCAAATCCTCTTTAACGGGGGCTTCATTTGTAATATCTCTGTCAAATCCAATTCTCCAATTTTTTAAATCAGTATCGCTTAAAGCATGGAAAATGCGCTTATCTCCTTCTTTTGTGACAACCCCATTCTCCCTATATTCAACAATATTATTTTCGTTAGGATTAATAAGCTTATCAACTTGCTCAAAGTATTTTTGAGCTTTTTTCTCTCCAAGTTTATCTTTTAGGTTTTTATAATCTCTGTTTATAACATCAGAGGTTGTCATTTCTTTAACGGCGGGAACTTCGGGCTGTACGGTTTCCTTTGGAGTTTCAACTTTTTTCCTATTAGCATAATCATATTCAGCTTTAGTAAGTTCGTAACCGGAATATTGACCATTATCTAATTTCTTTCTGAACATATATACATCTTTTTGGGGAGGTGTGGGATTATCGCCCGCCAATTGATCTCTAAGCTCATAAAATCTTGCAACTTGAGGAATATTCCGATTTCCCAAAGGCAAGTTACTTCTTCTTAATCGCTCATATTCATCTTGCATCTTTTTGAATTTAGCCATATCGCTATGTTGTTCTATTGTAGGTTCATATCCTTTATCCGTTTGTTTATCAATAAATTCTTTCCTTGTAACCACACCAATATCTTTACCGTAATCAAATTCCTTGCTAAGTATTTTTTCATCACGAGCATCATTAAATTTTTGTTGACGTTCCTGTTTACTCATTGTTTGAGTAATAGGCTTTTCAGGTTCTTTATAATCAGAAAATTTCTTCAATTGCTCAATAGTACCCTTTTGTGTATTGGGTAATTTCTCGCTCGTATATTCCTCGAAGAATTTTCTACTTGTTTTATTATCGGTATGAAGATTATCAGAAAGAGTTTTATAATCCTTATCATCAATAGCAGATTTTAGCTTATTTAGATATTTAGCGTTCTGCTCAATACCTTTAGGAATTGCTTTAGAAATTTCATCTTCTGAACGAGGTTGTAACCCCGATTCTTTCCTTGAATCCGTATCAAGTTTTATCTGCATATCAGTCATTCTTTTTGCATAGTCATTAATCAAGTTAGGTTTCTTAACCTCATCAATAACCTTTTTGTTTTCAGGTGAAATATTCCCTTCCGCTTCTTTTCTCCACTCCCTAACCTGATTCATGTTTTTAGGTTCGTTCTTTAAACCTAATGCTTTTAATACTTCCATATCCTTCTTACCACGTTCAAACATACCCATAGCAGCGGATTTGTTGTTGTCGGTAGGTTCTAAAAATTTATAATTTTTATCATCTATCTTTTCAGCTAATCCTTTTTTAACAAAACTATCCCAAAGGCTAACTGCATCGGGGGTTAATTCATGTACTGTCTCGCCTGATAATAATTTTCTTGGCTGCGTAGACCTTAAAGGCTTACCTGTTTCTTTTAGACTTTCTTCATTCATTTGTTTATAGAAACCAGTAGCGATACCTTTTCTTTTTAATTCATCGGGTAATAAAGCATTTCTGACTATAAAACCATCTTTATCTTTTGATACTGTAAACATATCGGCACGTCCACGAACATTTTTAGAAACATCGTAAGTAGAAAAATTACCTTCATCTGTTTTAAAATCTTTAACTTTTGTAATCTTAGGTGCTTCTTTTGGCACTTCCTGACTGGCCGGAGTATGGCTAATTTCTTCTTTAGACTTGTAAAGCGGGTCGTTATCATACCATTGCCTGTAATTAGTGAATAACCGACCTTTTTTATCTTCAAGATAGTTAATACCATCTATTTCAGTAATTTTAGTCCCTTCATTTTTAGCGACACGTTTTAGCATATCGTTAAATTCTTTTGAGTCTTTTCTTCTAACCTCTTCACTCAAAGTTTTGCCATATTCGGGTTCGGGTACGGTTTTTAACTGTTTCAATGTTTGAATATTCTCATACGGTTGTTTCTCAGTCTGTAAGTTTTTCTCACTAACTGCTTGAACATTTTCCGTTTTGGAAACAGTTGATTCTTTATCCGTTAGTTTCTCTACTCCCGTGCCTTCCGGTGGAATATTGGAAATTTCAGGCTTATTTAATGCTTCTGCAATACGCTGTTTCCGTTGAGTAAGCTCTTGCTGTTTTATAATATCAGCAACTTTCTTTCGTGGAATCTTTAACTCATCTGATATTTCGGAGGGCTTCTTACCCTTGCTTAAAAGCTCACTTACTTTGCGCTCATCATCCTGGACAAGTTTTTGTGTTTGCTCATTTTCTGCGCCTTTTCGTGCTTTGACATCTTGTGCTCCGGTAGCCCCTTCTCCTTCGTTGCTGCGAAGTCGTGAAGTTGCTTGTGAGACATTTTGAGCACCCCCTTGTTTTTCTTGCTTACCTGTCCCGGATTGTGCTCCGCCATTGCCATTAACTTTCTCTGTACTTCTGATTGTGCTGGCATTTTCTGTTCCTTTCTTAAATTTATCTTGTATGTTTTTTGCTTGCTGTAATTGTTCCTGAATAGCCTGTAATTGCGGGTCAATATTAGGCACAGGAACTTTATTCTCTACAAATTCTTTAGCTCCGCCGTGCATTGCGCCCATAAGAGCTAATCCGCCACCTTCGATAAGTAACTGATTGACCTTCTTTTCAAGGTCTGAATCACCTGTAGGTAAGTTTATGCCTACCTTTTTAAGTTGGCTGGCTAATCCTTTATAGGCTTCGTTATAGCCTTGCGAAGCCATCTTTACTGCATCAAAGGGCAGATTGAAGGCTCTATTTATCCCTTCGGTGGTTTGCTGACCTATAGAACCCGTCTTATTAAGTAATTCCTCTCCTGCATTGATAGGTATGGTTACTGGTGACATTGCACCATGCAGAATAGAGGAAAGTAGGTCAACTGTACCTTGTCCGGGTTTATCTCCTTGTATTTCCTGTAAACCTTGTCTTGCCTCATTTACGGGGCTTAAAATAGATTGCAAAAGACTATCTGCTTGTCTTACTCTTGGAGCTTCTTGTACCTGATTATCTTTCTGTACTAAACCACTAGACTGCGTATTAGGATTTACAAAGTTCTTATTTCTCGAAGCCTGTACTATATCAAATATTTTTGCTTGTGGTTTAACTTGCGCTTTACCATAGGTGCTTATAGGATGTTCTATATTAGGATTCTGCTGAGACGTTTCCTGCCCTTGTGAATCGTCCTGACCGTAATAGTCTACCTTACCCTCACCATCGGGTTTGATAGTTAAATAAGAAGGTTTTGCAGTATTTTTTGTAGTGTCACTCATTATCTAAGCTGTCTTCGGTATCGTCTTTTAATTTCTTTTTCATTTGGTCCATAGACTGAATATCGTCTATAATACCAAATTGTCTAAACGGATCTACTACTCCATATTTAGCTCTTGCAAGGTTAGCAGCTGCTTGTAAATCCCGTTCGCTTATAATCTTCTTCACATAATCAGACTGGATCATTTTCCAAAATGTTTCTGCGGAATATGGTCTTTTACTACTTTTTTCTTGCGCCTGTAAATCCGAATAATACTTACTGAATTTATTAGTAGTTGAAGAAAGTATTTTATTTATAGCCGTCTGCTTATCGCCCTGTAATTGATTAATATAATCATCTGAATTAACCGTCTGTTTATTGCCCTTTTTATCGGTAACTTCTTTGCTTTTCATTATATTACCGAATTTATCTTTTTTAGGAGTCTTACCGTCACTTTTGTATACGATTTGTCCGGATTGATATAATGATTTCAATGAAACATCGCTATCTAAAACGTTTACGAAATCTTTATCCATTATCTTTTGATATTCAGGGCTATAAATAGATTCTCCATTAGTGCCTTTTGTCTTAATTGCAATTTCTTGGACTCGCTTAACAATAGGTTTCCCATCTTTCCCGGTTTCCCATTGTCCTAATTCGGGATCATAACCACCGTATTCAATTCGATGTTTTCCTGTTTTCCTATCGATAGTCCCGTTAGCATCAATAGCAGACTCTTTATAATCAGGTTTATAAGCAGGGTTTATACCTTCATAATTTTGTACTTGTTGTGTCCCGTCTGGATATACGGAAATAGTTGAGTGACCCTTTTGTATAATAGTATGAGGCTTTGGATTTAGTATATCCTCAATCTGCTTGCTTGTCTCACCTACCGGAACACCTAGCGTCATATTCCTTAAAAATAAATCCTGAACTTTTTGTTGTCTTTCGGGTGTTAAAGAAGTCTGTGGAGTACTTAGATTTGATTTAGATTGAGGCACGCCACTTGGTTGAGAAGTAGGTTCTACATTATTAACGCCTAATATCTTACTAAGATTCTTATACTTGTTCTGAAAATCAGTATTCTTTTCTTGGTTTTCAAGATCATGGGTTTGCAGTTGTAAATCCTTTTCATAAGCATATCTATCCCGTAATTCTTGATTTTGTTGCTGTTTGGCTTGTTGCTTTTCCGCAATTCCAAAACCCTGATTAATTCCCTCGGAAGTTGCGGGGATCATGTATTTAAATAAATTGGTTTTAGCCATTATCTATATCCATAGCTCGATGCACTTACATTCGGACTTGTCATATTTATTCCGGGATAGGAATTATTATTGGAAGAACCAGTATTAGAAGAACCACCAAAAAATTTATTCATAAGATCCGATGTGCCTGCTCCTGCTGCCATCCCCCCAACTTGTCCTAAAACGCTTCCAAGATAATCCATGATTCCCGGCTTTTGGTCTTCATATTGAGAAATCCCAAGTAGTTGCTGTATAGCTTGCGTACGTTGCTGTTGCTGCATCATCTCACCTTGTGCGGCTACGTTATTAAGTTCCTGCCCTCCAGTTTTATAAGCATCATTTAATGCAACTCCACTTATACCGCTTCGATTCATTCCTGTGGTAGCAAACTTAGCCATAAGTTTTTTTACAGCTTCATTAGTCTGGTTATTTATTCCTGCCGAAGCAGTAGAAACGTAATTGTTTACAGGGGCAGAATTATTAGCATCCCCCATTAGCATATCACTTATATTATCTAGACTTGGTATTCCCGGCATAGTAACCTCTAAACTTTCGTTAATGTGCCTGCATTATGCCAAGCACCTTGAATAAGTTGATATTTTGTATAGGAACCATCGCTATTCTTTTTTAACACTTCGCCCAAATCCTTGCCCTTCATAGAAGCAGGATTAGGTAACGAAGTCACAACCTGTGTCGATGGATGGAAATATTTCCCTATCTCTGCAATATGTTCTGTTTTTAATTTCATTTACTCTTAGCCGAATCTACGATACCATCCTGACCACGCCTGTAAAGCTGATAAGCTGCCATTTGAGTAGGTGTAAGAATAGAATTTATCGCTTGATCTGCATTCATAATGATTAATCTATACTCATCTTTATGAAGACTTGGATTAGTAAGTTGAGTTTGCATAGATGTATAAATCGTATCTAGCGATGTAGATTGAGTATTTGTAAGTGAAATATGAGCCTTTATCTCCGCTATTTTACCTGCGATAATGTTATTTTGTGGATAAGCCCTTGCCACAAATAACAAAATAATTATAATAAATATTTTCTTCATTTTAGTTCCTTAATAAATTGTTGAACCTGTAATTAAACTAATCCAATTCGTACCGTTGAACATTACCGGGCAATATCCCGATGAGTTATAATTATAGTCAAAGAGTAAATCACCGGCTATCTGATAATCCGTAGGCGTTCCTAATTTGTTAAACTGATTAGTATAAATGCTTTGACCAAATAACCTAATCGTACCTGCTCCATAAGTTGTATCAATAAGAACATTAGGTCTGTGCATATCATAAGTTATAGGGCAATTATCAAGATTTATTTGTTGTAATCCTAAAGCCCTAGAGGTTTTCAGTAAATAATTTGTAGATGAAATTCCTGCCATATTCGAAGGATAGGAATTTGAACCTATGAATTTGGTTGCTCTGCCATGTAGATTATATACATAATTGGTAGTAGAACCTGTATAATTCAACAATATATTATTATTGCAGAACATATCATTGATTGTTACTGTGCTATCACCGGACGTTAAACCTAGCATGATTAAAGATGTACTATTTGAGGATTCTCCCATAACTACATTTTTAATATTTAGATTTGTCAACTTTGAATTAGTAGCACCCATAAAATTATATATCAGGATACCCGCAAATGAGTTATGATATGAACCTGTAAAATCAGACAAGTAAATATTGCTCATCTGTGCACCGGAGTTCAATCCGATTGATATAGGTCTATATGCAAAGATTGATCCATTATATCCGGAATGAACATTTGTGACCCATACTGAATCTTGATCTCCTGAATACCAATATAGATTACTTCCTCCGTATTCATCGCCCGGATTTCTGCCAGCCGATAAAGCTGTAAGATCATCGTTTGTAATTCCATCAATATTTGATATTTTTATTTGAGAACCACCGGCAGCGATAACCCCGGCGTTATTAGCCAAAGTCGTACCATGTACCTGAATATTATCAACGGTTACATTATGACAGTTTAGTAAATAAATTCCTACAGTTCTCACGGTATCGAACACCATATTTTTTAACGTGATATTATAACCTCGATGAAACACTATACCCCATCCAAAATATCCGCCCGAATCGGGGCTTACAGCATAATTTGTGGTTTGGTTAGTCCCGTTGCCTTTCCATATCCCGCCTTCGATAGTTATATTACTATCTCCGGTTTGCGCCTCTGCCCAATGGCTGTTTCTGCCCATAGTTGAATTTGAAGATGAAGCCAAACTTATGACTGCATTCTTATCGAAGATTAGATTAACATTGCTTTTAAATACCAGACTACTATTATAGGAATAATTCCCGGCTAAGATTTTGATAGTTCCACCACCCGCATTATATAAAGTAGTGATAGCACCATTAAGTTTGTTTTGATCTGCCGTACCGGTACAAACAGAATCAGCAGAAGTTTTATTATAAGTATTCAAAGCTGCTATTGTAATTGTCCCTCCACCACTTCCGCCGCTACCACCGCTACCATTTGAAGCAGCAGTGATGAGTCCTTTAGCATTTACCGTAATATTTGCATTAGTAAAACTTCCAACATTGCTATTAACAGTCTTTAATGTGATCGCATTTCCTATGTTTGTCACATCTCCTGAAAGAGTTGGTAGAGTGAATATACCTTCTAAATATGCAGCCAAATTCAGCAATGTTATTTTCCTGTTTGCATATCCCACCAAACCACTATCCTGCACTGCAAATATTGTATTATTATTTAGTGCGGAAGCAGGCACAGAACTAAGTGGCACTTGTGCTTGCGCAGATAGGTATAAGGCAAATATAATAATAACTATTTTTTTCATTTCTCTATCCTTATTAGTTAAGTGGTAACAGTTTGCCCAGCATTATCCGTAACAAATTCATCACCATCGTCTGTAATTATATCTTTTTTATCTTTTTTATGTTTTTTACGATTACCCCAAGTTTCAACATTATATTCTAACTTCCCGCCAATAAAATTACTTATGGCTTCGCCCTGAATAGAAAAGTTTAACCGGTTACATCGTTTAAGCGTACCTGCCATTTCATCGGTAACTATTCTATAAATATTCTGATCTTGTGTATCATCGACATCCGATAGACTTCCATAGTTTCCAGTTATAGAGTCGATCAAAGTAAAAGTTATATCATTTGTTGAAGTACTATGAAGTCTGTAATAATCGATATACAAAAACATTAAGCGTGCTCTTATGAAATTATCAGGGAAAGCATAATCTTTTGTTTTAAGAGAGACTGTTATATCTACGTTAGTTCCGGTATCTGAATCTACCGTCTTGGTTTTATCATAAAAAGTTACATATAAATTACCACCAATTAAAAGTTTTCCCGCATCCGATCCATATTCTTTTTTAATAATTGTATCGGCTTTACTGATTGAAAACTTATACCATGCCTTTAATTTTGTATCATAACAAAGTAAAAAATAATTCGTGCTGATTTTAACCGCTAAGACATACCAGAGAGAATCATTCCAAAATGTACTTGCTAAAACAGTTGTGATGGAATCGAAAGTTGGTTTACGTAAATAACTTATTTCTTCCTCTGCACTTGTACCATTAAATATATACATCTTATTCTCAAACATGAAGAAATAAGAACTACCATATTTATATATACTGTCAGGTTGATCGCAACCTTTATTTGTAACAAGCTTAACTACTTGCCAACTTTCAGGATCGCCATTAGTATAAAGCTTACAAATGCTTTTTTGCTTAAAAACTATCAACCCATTATCATCATCAAATATTCCCGTTATCTCATCTTCATCATCGGGGTAAATCTGTACTAAATTTAGTTCTTGAAGCTCATTAGGCTGGTCGATTTCCGACCACACAATACTAGTAGCAAGCGTTACTAATTCCGTAGAGTTATGTACGGATTCTTTGGGATAAGTTATTATTAAACTAGCATCGGGTGTATTATCAGTATAAGTATTTCTTACATCGATTATGTTAATATCTACTAAAAAATAATACTGGCTGCCACCAGCTTTAGTCCTGTAAATCCGCTCATACTTAATAGAACTATTCATTAGCCAAGTTGAGGCATCATCAGGATCACTTGCGGTAACATAGGCATCATTAGGGGGATAAAAGATAACTTTTTTACCAGCAACTAAAGTGTCTGTAGTGAAAAAAACTAATTCCGATTCGTTACCATTAATATCAACAAGGCTTCGTGCCCATTTATAAACTCCCGCACTTAAATTTCCTGTTTGTGTGTCGTCAGTTATGGAGCTACCACCACCTATAAAGATCGCAGGAGTAATAATACGGTTAGTCATTAACTTTGCAATATTACCTAAAAATAGTCTTTCTGAATTTGTGACAATAAATTTAGAAGTTGAAATTGCACTTATCCATGTCAGTACCGTTGTTGTATCAAGTGAATCATCTTTTTTTATATCCTGATAACTTGTGATAGAGTTATCTATAGTGTCAAGAAGATAAAAGTTAGAAAAATCATTGTGTTTGGAACGAAATATCATCTTAGATGTTACTCTTGAATCTGGCGATACAGGAAGGTTATTCAAAGTAACATTTATAGTCGATGTCGCTGATAATACAAGAACATTAAATGGTATTGAGCAATTGCTACGGCTCCCATCGGTCGAGATATAATAAATAAAATAGTCAACATCTATAGCCGTAGAACCACTGCTATTATTAACTGCCGTTACGGATGTTGTATCAGGTCTTACGATTTCTAAATTATATATATAGCTTAGATTAGTAAAAAAAGGCTTTTCATTATTGTTAGTAAAAAAAAAATTATCTCCAAATTTCGCCATTCTAAATTTAGCGTTATTTGTAAGCCCCGTCTTTAAATCAATATACGTCCCCGTACCATTTACCGATTTTCTTAATTTCCCCGCTGTCCCGGTTGTCGTTGGTGATATTGCAGCAAGTAAGAAATTATTGCCACTAGCATCTTCAACATCAAATAAAGAATTTATATTACCAGTAGTATCTACTTGTACCGGCGTTGCTCCATATCTGGAAAAACCTTTTCTCGTAGAAGCAATACCAGCCGGTTCATCAAGACGCATATTCTGTAAAACCGTAAGTTCATCGGCAGATAGTTTTTCAGGAGAGGTAATTTCATTCACTCTTTTGAACGAAGGATCACCGAAAAATATGTTTGGTAATTGTGTCATTTAGTCCCAATGATATTCTATTTTTTCACCATCAAATTGCTTAACTCTAAGTTTACTCATCTCCTGTTCATAATTAGACTTAAGTTCATTATAGAACATACTATCAACCATGTATCTTAAAATTGCCTCATCGTAGATACTTGGAAAAATTATTGTCGGATTATAATAAACATCTTTATCATTTGCAGGATTAAATAAATCAATATTCATTGCATACGAGACAAATAAGCTATTTCCTACTATACTCTGTGCGGGTATAGGTGATAGGAGAATATTATACCCTACTCTTTGCCCTAAATCATCTGTAATTTCTTGACCGTTGTCATCGGTTATGGTTATATTACTATCATCGGCGATAATATCAGCTATTATATCGCCTACAATGATTGAATAATTTGCAGGGCAACCAATTCCCCATCCTACGTTTTTACTTATCCAAGAAGTTGTACGCTTGCATAAAGGCAAATTATTGAGCATAACTAGTTTAGGAGTCCCAAAATCCAAAGGCAGATTATAAAGGTTTGAACCCGTTAAAATAATATTAGTTGTCTTTTCAATAACGTCTATTCTAGACTGGACATCACTCATTGCATTATAAGCCATCATAGCAATAACTTTGCCTGAATTTTCTAAACTAATTTCCTTAACGCCTCTTTTCAGGCATTCAAGTTTATAACGGGTAAGAAAATGGTCACGAAATTGTGATAATGTCATTGTAACTTCTCTTGTTGATTCGCCTGATTATCTTGTCTCATTGTCTCAAACTTTTTATATGCGGCTGTTATTGCATTTGCAACTTCTGTTATCGCATTTTCTTTATCAGGAATTTTATTCCTTATAAAATCAATCTCAACGCCAACTCTTTTAATTACATATTCCATAAACTCTGCCGGTATTTCTGAAACATCACTATCATTTACTAAGTCGGTTACAACTCTATAAAAATGTACTATCGCCGTAATAATAGCTAAAGGAGCTATATACACCACACCATCACTACGCCAGAAAATAGAATCTCGTGGAGTAGGGGCCATAATAGAATTACCTAAATGACTATTTAATGAGGTTTCATTAGCTTCTTTTGCCTGATTCCATACAGTACCATCACTAGTCTGGATAAATCTTAAAGCAGCGGGGGATTCGGCAAGGCTTGGCAGAAAGGACATAGGGAAACTTTTCACATTGTTTATACCAGATAAAAACGTATCCGGAGTAAGCCCCGCAGTTGTAAGGGTAGCACCAGCCCATGATGTTGGCACAGTATTACCATTCGCTTGGAATACACATCCATTTGTATTTATCGTGCCTGATATTACAACAGCAACATTTGAGAAATCAGCGGTCCCCGCAACAGTAATTGTGTATATCTGACCTGATACTAAGGCTCCGCCTGTTACCGTCACCGGTGTTGTAAACTGGCTTTTCCTTTCCCATCTCTTAATTCCCAAACCATTCAATTGCATTTGCACAAATCTTTGTGCCTGATTTATAAATACAAGTATTCTGCTACCGGGGAAGTTCGGGTCTCCATCTACTTTATAATCTAGTTGTATTTGTTCCCGGTAATTTAAAAGTGTTATCATATCAATCTCACTTATACTGAATCATTTGAATAAACTGGTTGAAGGCTGACAGAGCTTCATTTAATAATTTTGGTTTTTTTAGCATTTCTGAATAGGCGTATTGGACAATAGCAGCATGAGTCCAGTCCGGTAATATTGGGTTTATGGTAGCGTTTATATCCGTAGGTTCGGTTAAATATGCAACTTGATAGTTGACCGTAGACGCACTTACTTTATTTTCAAGTTCAATTTGGGTAGAGGTAACTGCATAAAAAGTATTTACCGGATTCATTATACTATTTGCTTGCCTAAATGGTCTTACAGAGCTTAAGTCCCTTTCTAATAAAGGAGTGCTTGCGCTTCCGTAAGTCACATAAATGACTTTCCATAAACCGGTAATAGGAGAAGTAATAGGGATAACTTTATCAGTTGATAGTATAGGTATATTTGGACTTTCAACGAAAAGAGGTAAAAGAGTTAAAGGTATTGGGACATTTCTATCTTGCTTTCTTAAACCGTCAAATTGAGCATAAATTATCGAGGCATACTCCCTTTGACCATTTGTTAGAGCCGTATATATTTCAGGGTTAAGATAAAACCCTTCAACATCTTCGTCCAGCAATGTTCTTACTTCGGCAAACATAGCTATAGAGTTCAATCAACGCCTCCGGTATTTGTAAAATATTGGGGCGTATTTCAGCCCCATGTGACTATTGTACCTTAACGCCGAAAAACTGCTTAGTAAGAACAGCTATACAATTAACCACTACATCTGATCTATTCACGTTACTTGCACCTTGCACAACAAATCGTATTTGATCTGGGCGTGCGCCGTTAAGATTCATAACGTAAAAGTATGCTATGCCATCAACTTTATTAAAGCCAATACTTGTAGAAGTAGTTCCGGGAGTATCTATTACTACCCATGTGGTATAAGTCTTCTCGGCAAGTTTCATTCTGCCTTGTACGGTAATTTTAAGTGAATCTGCCGTTCCTGTCGCACTTACATAGAAAGGCACATAATTAGTGTATATATCCTGATGTAAATATGGTAATGCAGAATAAGCCGGGCTATAATGAGTCCCTGTACTATCTGTCATTGCAGTAGTGAATACTAGATTATATCCGCTTGCTGTCTGATAACTCGGTGAAGCAAAAACGGGTGTTACGGTCTGTCCGAAAGTAATAACGGCAAACAATAATACCCCGATAAGAGCACTAAGTATTTTCTTCATTTTCTAATTCCTTTTCTTTAATTCCAAGTTTTTCTTTAAGGTCTTTGAACTCTTGAACTAATGCCGGTTCTGCACCCTTAATCGTTCCGCCACCATTTTTACCTACTATAGCAAATAATTCACCATAACGAGTAACGTCTTTCTTCATTTGGTCTTGGTCTGTTTTATATTTTAATTCAGCTTCTTTATTAGCTTGCTGTCTTATTTGTGCTTCATTAACTCCACCCGGCACGGCTGTACGCAGATTTAATGTTTGCCCTATAATTGGTTCGGATGATTGTTCTTTGATAATAGTGCCGAAGCCCTTTAGGGACTCCATACGTTTTATCTTTTCTTCGTCTGTTAAAACAACAAACCATATATTTGGCATTTTATCATTTTTTTCTAATCCTTCATTCATAGCAATAATGTTGTCTTTTGTATTAATGAAAGTGCATAAATAACCAACATTATCATGTATAACTTTTGGACTTAGTTTATCTGTTACATAAATTTTCTTTGGCATAAAATTTCCTTTTTATTTTTGCCCCGCTTTAACGGGGCATTTAATTAATCGGTTATGATGGATTTGGTCTTGCAATGCCATGAATTTTTTCTACCGGATACATTACTCCAATGTCTGCCCTAAGAACGTCAATACGTCCATCTATATCCTTAGTTTGGACATTTTCAATGATCCTGAATTTTCTTGAGCCGTGGGAATCATCTTTCATGTATCTAAAGGTTACAGGATCACCCTTGCCGGTTCCTTCATGGTCAATTACAAATCCCCAATCAACAAATGTATTGTCAAGGATAACATCCCATGTAAGGTCAATTGTACCGCCGAATGCTTTCCAGCGTGTTAAATCGACACCGTATTCAGTAGTTATAGGCTTAGGGTCGATTGCATACTTAGCTTTAATTATTTTACCAAGATTATTTCCTAAGTTTGTACCGAAATACAGAGTTTTGTGATTCGAGCCGCCCGTACTAAATAAAGATGCAAAGAATGAATCCCAATAATCTTCGTTAGGCGTGTCATAACCTATTACGTTAGTTGTAATAGAACCTAATGCACCCTTGCCATAAGTAGCTCTCCAACTTTGGGTATAACCCGATACTGTGGCTGTGATGTTCTGTGTGCCCGATTCTGTAGAAAGAGTGTAGTTATTCTCAAAGAACTCTTTCATTTCCCAAATCTTTTTCTGTATTTGGGCTTCAAAATCAGTCCCGTCAGTCCATGTTTCGCCAGCATCCTGACGGCCTGTAAGTGCTACAGCCTCATTATACTTAGTTAAATAATTTGAATTACGGACGGGTTTAGTTGCTACCGCTGTCCTCATACCGGAAAATTCGTGATCTAATGTCCCAACTTTTCTTAAATACCCGGTTGTTGCCGCTGTTATAAGTGTAGAACCGTCCATTGAAGAAACAGTTGTATGAGTTGTGATAGTAGTTACATATAATAGCTGTAAGGTAGTTTCGTTCAAAAGAATATCATTAGGTTGAAGAAAGTTTGTCACAACTTTAGTCTCGATATTCTCTGTAGCGGAACCACCTACAATACCACCCGCCTGTAATGCAGTTGAGGATGGATATAATTCATCTTCCCACCAGTAATATATACCCGATGAGTTTACTACCGGTTTTGATTGCCTGCCGGTGCTAAAGTACATTTTCTGAAATAATGGAAACTGATGCCTGTAATAAAAATAAAGTAATTTATCATTATCCGGCATCTGTTCGGTAGATTCCACGTTAATGGAACTTTGTACGCCTTCATTTAAAACTGCCATTTTTTAGTCTCCAGATTTTTGCTTCTCTCCCTTCAACCTCATTTCGCCTTCGGCGATGAGTTTTTTATAAGGTGAATCGTCTTCGATTTCAACTTTATCTCTTTGGGAAGAAGCAGAGTTAGTAAATTTTTTACCTGTATTTTTTAACTTGTTTACTTCTTTTTCGTGTTGCTTATTTTTATCATCGTCCGGCTTTTTGCCAAAATTTTGAGCTTTATGAAACGTCACCACTGCCTCGGCAAGTCCATCGGGATCATTATTATACAAGTTTTTTAATGCTTGTTGTTTTGATTCCGGTAACCCTTCAAAATAAGTATCGTACTCTTTTGAGGCTGTATCAATTAGCTTTTCATCAAAATTTTCACCGTATGTTGCCTTTAATCCTTTACCAATATTCTCATAAAGCAGAGAGTTATTTCTTTCAGCAATGAGATTATCTACTTCCGGGTTCTTTTGGTTTTTAAGTTGGTCTAACTCTTTCCGAAATTCTTTTCTAGTAAGTTCATCTCGTTTTTCTAACCATACCCTAAATGCTTCCGGGTCATCTAATGGGTCTGGCATTTCGGGAAGTTTATCATCTACGTTCTCTTTGACGTTCTCTTTAACTGTGTTAATCTGTTTAGGGGTGAGATCAAATTCCCCTAACTTCTTTTCAAATTCTACTAACTTCATTGAAAGTTGCCTATTCCACTTATCCTTTTCCTTTATTTGACTTTCAAGGGTTTCGTGGTAAGGCTTGCCTAAGAACGTCTCGCTTAGACCTAATCGAACTAAATCTTCTTCGTTCATTTTCCGGTCTTGGGTTTGTCCTTCATTGGATTCCTGTTCCGTACTTTCAGACGTTTGTCCTTCTAAGGATTCGTCTACTTCTTCTAGCTCTGGCATATAGTTTCCTTCCGGTTTGACTATGATTTAAAAATAAAAAAGGCGGCTCATACCTAAGTACAAACCGCCTTCTTTTATACATTTAACTTAAAAACTTTTATCAGTCGAACGATTATTTATGAAAATATTTCAAAGAACTATATCATCAATAGCAAATGATTAAATAAGAATCAAGTGTTTATATACATTTAATTAATAAATCATGTTGTTTTTTCCAAGCCTCATTTGGGCGGATAGTGTGTGATACCATCCTCCTAGAAGAGACTAATATTGTTTGCCCGCCATAATTCATTTTATTACAGAAATTAAAGGCATAATCGATACTTACAGCACTGTCAATCTGTCTATCTTTATTATTTATCTTTTTACGAGAGTAATAATATTCACCTGATTTGTTAAGATAGATATTCATGCAAGACTTTTTTGCCCATCCCTTAATAGTTTTTTATAAGGCGCGCTTGATGTTTCGGGTTCGGATATTTTTAGAATTTCAAGAGTAATTTCTTGTTTTTTCCCCTTACCTTCTCTTTCTTCAATTTCCTCACCGGTTTTCTTTACCTTTACTTTAATTTCACATTCTTCACCAACTTTAACTCCCCTGAGATATGGAAAACTTTCCGATGATATTCTTATTTTTTCATGGTCAAGTTTCATTTTTTGTGGCTTCGATTCAGAAATAGAGCCGCCACCCCAATCAGGTCTTTTTATTCCCGCTTCTACAAAGGAACTATAACTATCCATATTTAACCTTTCTTTAGTTCATCATTAAAGATTTTCTTTTACCAGTCATAAAGATTCGCTTAAACTTACTGGCTACTTCTTCGCCATTTTCAATTACAATTACTTCAAGATGTTTCTTTTCGTTAAGTTCATCTTCAGTAAATTCAATCCTCTTTTTGCCGTCCGATGTCTGAATTATAATCTTATTATCTGGCATATTACTTTCCAAATTTAGGTGTAGGTTTAGAACCTCGCCATATAACATGACTTGCATAAATTATTTTATGAGCGATTGTATTACACAAAGGGCATTTCTGCAAATTTACATCCTTCATGCTTTCATATACATGAAATTCATGTTTGCATGAGGGGCAACGGTAATCATATTCTTTCACTTAGCGCTCGCAATCACTTTAGCTTTCTCAATATTTATAGCTTCTTTCTGTTGCTGTTGCGCCATTTGTTGCTGTTGCTGTTGCGCCTGCTCGATCTCCTGAACTATCTTTTGTCTGCTTTCATAAGGCACTTCGTCCATAAGTTGAAGTTTTATTTTTCTCCATTCGGTTGATAGTTTAAGTTCAGGGTCTGATTGTTCAATTTGTGTCATTATTTGGAATTGTGCTATTTTCTGCGTACTTGACATATTTTCTTCAACTACCTGAATATCCACCGCTGCATCTTTAAGCATGGTAAGTTCATTTTCAGGGTTGTTGATCTCTACGTATCCAAATGGTTTACCCGTCCTTGAGGGAGTGTAAATTTGATTCTGTTCTAAGAGTTGTACCATTTCTTTTGATAGTTCGGAGGCATGAATCTTTTGTATGCTATGAGAAGTATCATATTGTTTAACAAACCAAACAACCTTAGTAAATATATTTCTTTTCCAATATTTTAAGTTACCTATAGGAAGCATTGCCACAAGTTCCTGCTGTTTTAGTTTCATAGCAACGGCTCCGGCAGATTCTTTCCCTTTACCATGCTGTACACCTGAATATAAATCTCCCCCGGTGTATTGATCTTCAAATGAGCGTATAAGAGCGATTATCTCCATCCATTGTGGATTTATACCATGCTGTTTAATAGGATTAAGCGCACCCGGTCTTATCACCGGTAAAGGTTCGCCAGCTTTTACTTTTCTTATTGCTTCCTCTAAACTAATGCCTTTATCAACCCATGAAGTAACAAGCTCCCATCCATTTTTTATATCAGTACCTATGGAGTAGTCAATTTGAGATATTAGTTTATCCATAAGTTTATTATTCGGCTTTAACAAGTCAGCCAGACACCATATCTTATCTTCAAAGAAATAAGACTGATATACAGTAAGAGGGAATGACTCTAAGTCCGTTTCTTCATATTTAAGAATTTGATTAAACGTAGTCTCATAATAGTCATAAGCATAATCAGGATGTTCTACAATATCAGATTGTGGGATAGGTTTATTTTGGAGTATGAAGGGAAGTTTTTTTAATCTTTCAAGTTGTTCGGCCTGAAATCTTGACGTGCACTTGAAATCATCAACACCAAAGATTAAATGATAGGTCGTACGTATCATCTTTACCCAAACCCGATAAATGTAAATTACATCATAATCTCGCTTGCCTTGTTTGTCCTGCATACCCCAATTTTGCTGTGCTTTCCTGCCAAAAGGCGATTCATTGATTGAAATGGCATTTGCTATCTTATCGCCATAATCTCTCCTAATATCAAGCCTATAAACTCTTTCCCTATGTGCCTTAAACTGTCCATCCTCTTTATCATAATCCCTTGCATTAGAGTCCCAGATGCAATCTAAATAATCCCGCTTAACAATGTTTATCTCTGGATTACCCTGATAATCATATTTCATCTCTACTTCTGCAACGCCATATTTCGCACCTATACCGGAAGTAAAAACCTGATTCTCAATTTGATCGAACTTACTTGCTTTCTCAATCTTCTTGCATCGCATGGTGAATATTTCAGATTTAATCTCGTGCTTAAACGCTACATCCGGGAATGCTAAATCTCCCCCTATAAAAGAGTCCGAGACTTCTGTCTTAACAGAAGTCTTATTATTCCTTTGTGTTTCAATTACCCTTGAAAGTTTATCCGCTACGATAGGCTGTGCAAAATGTCCTCTTTCTTTATCATGGTAGGCTTTTCTTTGCTGTTCGGTCAAATTTTCACCTGACATATAGAGTTCATTCTCTTTTGCTGATTTCCATAACTTCTCAAAGTAAGGTAAATGCCCATTTATCATATTGCATAAATCAGTTGCACTCAAAGGGGCATTCGTAATCCCCGTTATCTCTTTTGCAGTTTTATTCTGTAGCATTTAATTATCCTGTCCAAGTAATATTGTTTTGGGCATACTTATACCCTTTTCTTTCTCAATCTTCTTAACAGCTTTAACTATACAAATACATGGAGTAAATTGGAGCATTTTCATACTCCAACTATCCACACCCGAACCATCACATTTATTGCACTTAGAACCATTAGTCTTTTCTGCAAGTTCAGCCATTTGTTTTAAGTTCTCTTTCTGCTGTTCCCGTGTAAGATTTAGTCTGTACATTATACTTCGTAAGTACTTAACTGTTTAAGTTCTGCATTTATTGAAGCTTTTTGTTCAGCAATCTTAGAAACTAAAGTTGCGCCGGCAGATTTATTAAATTCATTTATCCCCGTGATCTGGCTATTAAGTAATATTAAGTTTGATAGTTTTGAATGCAATGATTCAAGTTTAATATCCCTTAGTTCGTATGGAGTAATTTTAGGTTTAACTTCTACGCTTGATTCCATAGGTAAATTCTCTGGTACTTTATCCTCTAATGGTGCTCCCAACAAAGCGTTTTCTCCTGGCTTTTCGGTTGTAGCTGGTTCACCTTGAGGTGGTATCCCTGTCTGTTCCTGCGCTTCTGGTGTTATACCTTCGGCTGGTATTCTGTCATTTTCTGTTAATTGCCCGGTTGTCTGTCCTGTTTCTTCTGCCATGATAGTGCCTTTCGTTTATTGTTTTGGGTTTCTATATAAGTCTACTAAACTAATTAAATATTGCGCTGCCTCTCTGTCAGTCTCAAATCCATGAGGCATCATTGTTTCAATATCAAATATCATCTTTTCATCTTCCCCCCTGATGCTAATTTTTCCCTCTGCGGTTCCTATCCATCTTCGAGTACCGTAAATGTCAAGTTGACTCTCATATTCTAACCGTCCGAATACTTCGATAAAGAAGTCTTTATGGATAAGAGGTTTCATTCTTACCATGCCGTCAGGTGTTGTTAAAGCACCGGTATGGCCTTCCTTCTTTAATTCTCGTTGAATATTGTGGAGTGCATCATCTTTCTGGCGGTAAACCGTCTCCCAAGTTTGTGTTTTATGAAGTCTATTACCTAATCTTTCGTATGACTTAGCATTGTCATTACTCATTTTTGCATTCCTAAGCTGTTAATTGATGTGCTGTAAACCTTATCGAGTTTTGGATCATCTGAATTTACTTTAAATTTTGTTTTGGTGTGTTTATACTCTTTCGTTAATCCTATATAATAATCGGAGGCTTGCTTTAGCCACTCTATCTTTACTATAAATCCACATTTAGGGCAAAAGTGGTATCCTTCATCTTCTTTCAGTTCCGTACTACAGTGAGGGCAGGGAAGATTATTCATAAATATTGCCTGTCTAATGTTAGGGGATGATTATTTCTGATTCTCGCTCTCAATATTCTATCGTAATATTTAAATTTATCGATGTTGTTTGCATGTCATTTTTTCATAGATACCGTTATTTATATATGCCATTGAGCCTTGTTCATCACAAATTATTGAATAATTATAATCACTTAGCGGTCTTTCTTGATCTACGATAATAAATTCAGTACCCATTCTCTTAAGCGATTCTAATTTCATATCTTCCTTTCTTATAAGTTCCGGCTTTTACACCGGAACACTTTAACTAACTATGAGGTGTTGTGAAAGAGTCTCTGCTAATGATATTTTACGTCTCGGTCATTAACTGCCTTACCTTTGGTGTTCTTGACGGTTTCGATGTCGCAAATTTCATTTCTTGCCCTTTATAACAACGTTTTTTAACTCCGTTTTCTTTTGCGGTTGTTTTGTACCCACAGGGAAGTTATCAATTTTCGTATCGGATACGTGCCTGACTACATAGGGATCGGTATCCTTAATCTTTACCGGACTGTTACCGCTTATTGTCTTCTTTTTCATTGTTACTCCTTTTTTACTATGTAGAAATAAATAATTATTTGGTTAAAATCAAATTATCTAAATTGTAAGTCGCCATCTTGATAATTCTTTTCTTCGGGATCGTAATAAGGGTGATCCCTTATATATGCTTGTTTCTTTGCTTCTTCAAGTTCCTTATTAACCGGGGTAACTAAATTCATAAGTCCGTACTTGAGTCCATCTATGCAATGAGGCTTATTCTCGCCAGTATTTACAAAATCCCCCGGCACATCGGGATTGTGAATAATAGTTGTAAATTCCTTAAGCAAGTAAACACACCTCTTAGAAAAGAATAATCTTGGTTGCCCCGTTGTCTTACGAATGTTCAGATATTCCTTTATGGCTTCATTACAGACTATCCGATAACCTTTGTTACGGTCGAGTGACTTCTTTTCAACCATAATCATCTGAGGCGCATCTTCGCCCATTCTTTCCTTAAATACCTGTCTGAATATTTCAATAGGGCGTTTATCATAACCGATATTACTAAGCTGTGAAATATCCATATCAGTATCAAAAATTATTTGTAGGTTTTTAAGGCTTCGCTCTATTAAAAAATCTGCAATTGCATTTGCCCTGTCGGATGGATTAGTCATATCAGGAAGATAACATTCATCGGCTGCTATAACCGAACCCTCATAATCGCATTGTAAAACTTCTAATACCGTAATATTGCCATAATCAAGACCGGCGAGTGTGTTCCATTCAGGCTTATACTCATACTCGATTACGTGCTTATCTCTCCTAAAATCAGAGAAGAACATTCCCTCAAATATATCCATGTCGCCAAGCAGCTCAGCTTTACGTTTTGAATCCGGGAGTGCGTCTAATATTCTGCCGTAATCAGTTTTAAGGAAGTATTTGAATCTTATGTCATTATCCCATTTATGGTAATCGTCAATCGTAAGCCCTTGCTTAAATAAATTCCTTTGGCTCCAATATGCGTTATCCCACCCGAAGGTTTGCAAGAAAGCGTAATTTTCTGGTATCTCGTTACCTTCGTAAACGTGCTCAAAAAAAAGTCTTTTATTGTATGAGTGCGAAATTCCCCCAGGATTAAATAATAAAAGCATCTTAGGGGTTATATTCAGATCGGTGGACCTGTTGATAGTTGAGAGGGATTCTATTTCTTTTTGCGTGAATAATTCTGATTGGTCTATCATAACGTCTGCAAATTCCCTGCCTTTTCTTTCTTCAAACTCTTTCAGGGAATCGCCGGATAAAAAACGAATGTAGGATTTATTAAGTAGGGTGAGCATCATTTGTTGTACGTTAAACATGCTGCGCAATACCGGATATTTGTTGAATAAAGGCGTTAGATGAATGTCCCATATATCTTGATAAACCTTCATTATTATTAATCCATTAGTAACCGGATACTTTAACCTGCGTAAAATCATTACCATATCGGCGGTATATGATTTAGTCCCTCCCCTTGAACCACCGAAACCGATTATTCCTGCATTACCAAATTCATATAACTCATAAAGTTTTGCCTGTACGGGTTGAAAGTTAAAAGTAATTTGTATTTTACCGCTTTTTTCTTCCATTATAAAGGTTTTTAAGTCTGTTTTACGCCGTTTACAATCAATTCTATTCCCTTCACATTCAAATCAACCTTATCATGCCACATGGATAAATTACGTCCCAAAAGCTCTAATGCACCCTTTTTATCAACATTTTTAATCTTTTTGGTGATTTCTTCAAGGGTCATATCTTCACCATCGTCCGCTTTTGAGCCTGATTTGATTTGCGTAGTGCAAATATCTAATCCGGCAATAGCTGCAGCTGTATCATCATCTAAGTCAGTTATACGCTTTAGTTTACCGTTTTCATCGAAAAGCTTACGAATATCAAGAAATGCAATCCGCCCTAACTCTTTTAATACTCTGTCTTGTGTTATTTCTGTGCGTTTTTCACGTGCTTTTAATCGTTCGCTTATATATTCTTGAACGTTTAGTTTTGTTAAGATTTGAGCAGCTTGAAATCTCGCTGTTTTCTCACTATATCCCGCCTTTATAGCTGCGTCTGTAGCGTTGAGACTAATTATATACTCATCACAGAATCTCTTTTGACGTTCATTTAGTTTGATGTTCATAAGTGGTTATAAATTAAGGATTTATTGGAACAATATTGTGACGAATTCTCGTATAGATATAATTCTCGTAAAGTTAATGATTCTCAACGCTTTAACATAGAAATACTCTCGATTTAAAATCAGAACCAGAACAGATAAAAGTTTCCAAAAGAGAATTGAAGAGACAGGGAAAAGAGCTTATACTTAAAATTGCTGCGATTCTTATTTTAGTATCGTTATTCATACTCTTTTGTTCTCTGGTTTAATCATAATTGTTTGTGCTGTAATAACTTAGTAGAGGGATATTTTTGAGTTAATTCGTCTTTAGTTAGCTCTTCGTAAGTGGTAAATATATGTTCGTGTAATTTACGAGGGTCTGGTTTACCCGTGTCTTTTACCCTAATCCGAGTGCAGTCATGGTAAACTATTTTTCTCAATCGCTCTATGTTTTGTTTGTCTGTATTCATAATTCGTGGTCTGCTTATTTTAGCTCATTTTCAAGGTTTTTAACAATTTTTTACTCATTTTCGCACTTTTTAATTTTCGTCTTGGCCCGGTACCATTTACGTCTTTACACGAATATGGTTTATAGTCTGTATTCATGTTAGTTAAGTTCTTGTAAATGTTATATATGCGGTATTATCAGGCTCAACAAATCGTTTCATTTCCTCAATACATTCCGCTTCATATTCTTCTTTCTTTTTTGCATCAAGCCAAGTCTTTAAACTTTCGGGCGTTTCTTTCTCCAAAGTTTCATCTAATAGTTTTTCTATTTCGGTATAGTTAATCATGCAGCGTAACTCTCCCTCTGCGTGTAAATCTTTATCGCTTCTAGTTCATCATCACTTACGATCTGTCTGTCTTGAAAGTAACCTAAATAGCTTATTAAGTGCGCCTTCTTTACAAAGTCGGTTTCAACGGCTATTTTTGCTTCTAATAAGATCATAAGTAACGTTCTGTTTTCTGTATTTTTTAATGTATTACACATTTCCTTAGTAGAGTAGGAAGGAATCGAACCTTCATCATCCGGGTATTGATCCCGGCCAGCTTAAAATAAGTTATGGGTTACCGCCATTACGCTCGTCTTTATTCCACCCTTATTTACCATTACTGCACTACTCATATAACCTTTGGCTTATGAGGCCAACAAGCTTCCAATTGCTCTACTCCGCAATATTAAAGACGGCGAAAAACTTAGGCAATAGGGGAGAGAGCTTAACTAACTATTTTAAGATTGTGCCTGTTATTTAACGCCGTCATGTTTAAGAACAAATTGGTAAAATATGAGTTTGTCAATCTAACTACACCGGAGCCAACGAACTTAATCTTGGACGTGTTTCTTTGCGTATCAACATTTTACCAAAATATATAAGAACTAAAAAGGTTTTCTAACCAACAATGGTATTTACAAAATTTCTTATTCAATTGCAATATCGTAGCGGAATTTATTTTCATATTTCTAACTGTCTATATAATATGGGATTAGTTAAATATGTTTCATGTGGAATAAGGATATAATTCATATTACCTTATAAAGTTTCGTAAGTTTACTAAATATTTCGCAATACAAGAAATTAAGATAATATGCCGCTGGCTCTGAATTACTTTTACAAATAGAAATATTAACTTTATCAAATACATTTATTACGCAATGTAATATTTCGTGCGCCAAAGCCCCATATTCGTCAATCGTAAATCTGAATTGTGGTAACCATAAATAATTGAAACAATGAAGTTCGTTTGCCTCTTTATATTCGATTAAGCAAGTCTCGCCCCCATAATTTTCTTGAGGCTCTTTTTCTAAACCCTGCTTCTTGAGAACAGAATCTTTATAATCAGAATCACCAATAATTACCAAAACATCAAAATTATAAACCGGGTCTTTAACTCTAAAAAATTGTATATAGAAAGGATAAAATTTGAAGAAAATAAAGAGGGAGCTTTCGCTCCCTCAAGTAGAGTAAATACGGGGGCTTGTTACTGATGTACGGCGGTCGGATTCCCACCCAGCGCCGTGGGTTTGATTCCCACAAGCTCCACATACTTGCAATCATTAAGATTGCACATCGAACACGAAAAATCTCAAGTGTTCATACCACTTGAGCAATGAAAGGAGGGTTTTATGCCTCCGCCATAGATAAAGCCGGGTGAAAGCCCGGTCACATAACTAAAAAAGAGTGGGGCTGTATTTGTTAATTGGTAAACAAATAGGTTGTCACCCTATGATTGCCGGTTCGAATCCGACCAGCTCCACATCTTTATTATCGATATTTTTATAAAGTTAGTTAAGACTATTCTAATATAAAACATGTGCTAAACATTGTCAAGAAATGTACGCACATTGTCATACCTCTCCAAGATAATCCCGGAACAAACTTGCTCCGTCAATCAAAATTTCAAGGAACTAATTATTTGTTACTAAATACCAATTTTGGTAAATTCCATTTGCACTTAGAACCCCAAAAATGATAAAAGTGCTTTCTATCAAAACTTATATCAATGTCACAATCTTGAGAAAATTCTGTAGTCCAAATATTATCAATTAAAGTAAGATGATCGAACGTATTATTAAAACGAATGTAAAACTCATTACAATTATCTTTCTCTCTTGCCCAATTTTCTTTTCTCAAACTATCTATAAAGGCACTTTTATTGTCATTTTTAAATTTAATGATACTATCTTCGTTGCGGCAGACAGCAAGGCTGTCTCTCAAAACTACAAAGGTTTGCGCATTGAGGAAACTTCCCTTTGCAAAATAGGGTTTCTGGATAATATCGGGTATGCGATTGCTGGGGTAAGCATGGCTAGTAATGGATTTGATATTTCCGTTTATTGTCGACAAGCCTGCCGAATTAAAGGGAATATTTTCCAAAAAGCTGCAAGATTTAGAGAGATTGTAGAATCTCCTTTGCGCAATATTTGGCAAAACTCCCCCGAACCTCTTTTGCCCTCCGAATCCCAAGTTGCTTTTTTCGGTTTTTACATGGATAAGCCTATAATGATTAAACAAAGATTTATCCCAAGTCGGGATACATTTATTGTTGTGACTACTCTCCCAAAATCTTCCACTATCGATTCCCCAGATATTATATGTTTGGGTGTTGAAAAAGCACTTAACGAATTTATTAGCATTAGCAACCAAGATTTTGTCTTTGGAACAGGTATTGACGGAGCAAGCAACGTTGTAAAACTGGCTATTAAGGCTTTCCCGGATGATTGTGGGGAACCTATCAATACTTTGATTTGCACAAAGAACGGCTTTCAATGGATTAGCAAACACCAACCATGCAATTAGGATAATTATAAAATTTAATTTGTATTTATCACTAACATTTTCAGGCATTATTCACCCTTTCGCCTGATGGGTTCGTGAAAGATATAATCGTCAAATTTATTTATTATAATTTTATCTTTCATTGCCTAATCTGAATTGCCTCAAAATAAAAAAGTATTTTATTGTTACCGTAAATTAAATTGTTCTTTTTATATGCAGAGTGAGCCTTTGAAGTCCCGATATTATCTTCAATTACTTTTCTAAAAAATTAAAAACCCCATCAATCAGGACGGGCATCCGACTAATAGGGTTATTTAAGTTCCTTTTCAGGAAAATACTTCTTTTGTTATTCATTTCGCCCGTCATATAAGTTTATCTTAATTTCATACTACTAAAATACACCTTTTCTATTAAAAGTCAAATACTATTATGCAATACCCCCACGAGATATATTTTGAGTGTGATTATGAGCGATTTTGGAAGGGATGAAAATAATTCTAATTTTATTTTAGATTTTTCTTGACATTGTTTAGAAATAAATTTATATTTGAATCGTTACTTAACTATAATTTATAAAATTTGGAGGTTATCATGTTATTCAACAAAATGTTACAAAACGCTGGTATTACTACTATTGAAGATAAATCAACGGATTTATTAGCTCAATTCGGTCTTAATTGGGAAGTTAAAAAAGAATCTCTTTTATTGCCTTCCGGTCAACAATCTGGTTTCTATGGTATAGTAAGACAAGATACACAAAAAACTTTTGCCACTTGCAAAGAAGGTTACGAAGTTTTCCAAAATGCTGAATCACTTACATTAGTGAATGAAGCTGCGAACAATTTAGGTCTGTCAGTAAACAGAGGCGGAATGTTCAAAGAGGGCGGTTTAGTTTTCTTACAATTAGAGAACGGTCAGGTATCCGGCATCGGTCAAAACAATGATACAATTAAGAAGTACGTATCTGCTATGAACTCGCACGATGGTAGTTTGTCTCTAAAATGGGGATTAACAAATATTACTATTTCTTGCCGTAATACTTTTTGGGCTGCCGTACGTGAAATGAAAAATACCGTTAAACATACTGAATCGATGCGCTTAAGAATTGAAACTATTATGAATCAGATCAAAGCAGTTCAGAAAACGGAAGAAGATTTGTTTAAGATTTTCTTTAAGTTTGCAGAAGTCCCCGCAACAAAGGCTCATATTGCTATGGCTGTTAAATCAGTTCTTGACATTGACTTGCTTGGCGGAACAAGATCAAATTTGACATCTTATCAGGTTAATCGTATGAACGATCTTAGTGCATCAATCCAGAAGGAAATCAATCAAAAGGGTAATACTTTATGGGGGTTATTTTCCGGCGTAACAAACTACACAACACATAAAATGCCCGGCGGTGATGTTAATAGACAGCAATCAAAGGCTATCGGTTTAGGTTACAAAGTTGATAATGAAGTCTTTGCAGAATTTGCCGAAATAGTTAAGTAACATCGGCATGGCGCATGGTTAGCGGTCTAAATTATCCGCCTTGCGCCACTAATCAACTAAAATTTGTCAGAAATGGTTCTTAATAGGCAGATAATCAATACTAATAATTTTTATTGGGAGTTAAAATAATTGTGTAGATTTCTGCAAAGAATTAAGTACCCTAACAGGCTATGAGTTTATTAATAATTAAATAAAAAAGGTAAAATGAAAAAACAACACTACACCAAAGAAGAATTTATGGAACTGGCTGGAAAAGGCAAAAAACCTATTACTAAATCCCGCCTTAGTCAGTTAATGAACGGGTATAAACATTCAGACGGCTATATGGTTCCCCCTGTGCTCATAGAGGGCAAAGACTACAAGAGAGCCGGAGTAATATTCTTTCAAAGCGCAATTAAGAAAATAGTTAGGAGGGATAAGAAATGAGCCATCTTATAAAAAGCCAAATAAAATTGAATATGAAAATATATTTCCGTTATGGCATGCAAATAAAAGGAGGAATAGTTATTGAAATTGTTGATAATGTTTATTTTAAAGTTTCTACTGAAATTTGTACGAAACCAACAATTTTACCGTTAGGTTATTCTGATATTTACGATAACGAATATGAAGCTTTAGAAAATTTATCAGATGATTTAAACTTTGGTTATGATAGTTGTTTGAAAAGAATGGAAGAACTAACTAAACAAGAAAATAGTTAAGAAGTAAACTAACAAATGAGGTGAGAAAATGACTTTTCAAGAACTACAAGACAAAATCGGCGAACAAAATCAAGCGGACTGGCATCAACATACTAACGGCGGTGGATGGATTAGTAAATCTGCAAAGGTTGATGAATCGGCTTATATCGGTGAAAACGCAATAGTATTTTCCGGTGAGGTCTCTGGTGACGCATGGGTCTCTGGTAACGCACGGGTCTCTGATGACGCACGGGTCTCTGGTAACGCACGGGTCTCTGGTAACGCACGGGTCTCTGGTAACGCACGGGTCTCTGGTGACGCACGGGTCTCTGATGACGCACGGGTCTCTGGTAACGCACGGGTCTCTGGTAACGCATGGGTCTCTGGTAACGCACTGGTCTCTGGTAACGCATGG